ATGTCCTGGGCGAACTCGTCGAGCGCCTTGCGGGTAGCCGGAGACATCTCCGGTGACCCTGCTTCGACCCCGACTCTATCCGACTCAGTCCCGACTCGATCCGGCCCAGACCCGACTCTATCCGCGAGCGGTGCAGTGGCGGGCGGCTCTACCCCGGCCTGGTTCTGGACCATGGCGGCCGGGCGCGCGATGTCCTGGGCGAACTCGTCGAGCGCCTTGCGGGTAGCCGGAGACATCTCCGGTGACCCTGCTTCGACCCCGACTCTATCCGACTCAGTCCCGACTCGATCCGGCCCAGACCCGACTCTATCCGCGAACTGCTCGCTCGGCGCGCGCTGTTCGCCCGGGGGGATACGCTCTGGATAGTCTGGGGCGGCGGGCAGGACACGCTCGAGAATCCCTGGCGGCTCGTAGGCCGTCTGCGGCTCCTCGAGTCCCGCTCCTCCGATCGCACGGAAGCCTGGCGGTGGGGGTGGGGCGATGTCCTCGTCGCGCTCGTGCTCGGTGATGATCCGGGTGAAACCCGGTGGCGGATCCGGAATCTCGGTACCGTCAGGCAGTCTCATTCATCGGCCCTGCGCGATCCCGCCTACCTTCTTGTACTCCGAGCCGGTCCACTCCACGATCTCGCCGGTCTCCGGGTTCTGGTAGCGTGGTCGATTCGTTCCTATACGCACGCCCGACGATGGCTGGTCGATCCCTTTCAGACGAAAGTCGGGGTAGTAGCGATCTCGAAATGCCTTGACCATGTCGTCGACGATCGTCTGCGCGTTCCCCCGGTCCTCGACGTCCCATACGTATTCCATGACTTTCTTCATCACCTCCTGCTCGTACTTGCCGATCGCATCGGCCGGGCTGGTGCTGGTCTTGGTGGTGGCGATCCCGTACGCCTCCAGCCAGAGCTCGTCCTCGCCCTTGCGAGCATTCTCGGGGAGAGACTTCAACCGCTCCATGATGGCGGTCGCTTCCTTCACGGTGGCGGGATCGTCGCCGCCGCCCTTGACGCTCATCGACTGGAGATCCTGTACCTCCAGCTTGCCGTCGGCCCCCTGACGATAGAACCCCTCGGTCCCCTTCGTGATCGGGCTCCAGGATCCTGCTCCAAACGCCTTCTCGACCTCGTCGTACTTCCACTCTGCAGGGCCGTGATCTGGGTCCACGACGACGTTGCCCTGAGCATCCACGATGCGCAGAACCTTCTCTCCGTCCGCGTTCTTCTCGATCACGACGTCGTCCGCCGTCGTGACCTTGTTCCCCATCATGTCGTTGTAGATGCGCGCCGCTGACCGTGAGTCCCACTTCGACATCTGATATATCTCGCCGTACATGTCGCGCTGCAAGGCGGAGATCCTCTGAGCAGCGGCGAGCCGCGCTTCATCGGTCTTGGCACCCTGGAGAAGCTCGGCGATCTCGGCTTCTCGCTTGGCGTTCTCGAGCTGCAGGCGAGCCCCCTGTTGGCGAATCTTCGCGGCGTCGATCTTCAGGCCGCCTTCCTCGAGTCCCTGCTCCTTGGACTGGATGTCCAGCCCACGCTCGTACTCGACCTCCTCCGGGGTCTTCCTGGTGTCCTTCTTGTACTGGGCCTCGTCCTTGTAGATGCCGAATTTCTCTCCAGATCGGCGCTCCTGTGACTCAGCATGCTCGATCGCCTGCTCGGTCGCCTCGATGCCCACCTCGCCTCGACGCTGCGACATCTCGTGGGATTCGCGCGCCCGCTGTTCTTCGGCCGCCTTCTGCTCACGAGTGCGGATGTTCTCGGCGGCCTCCTCGATCCCGCCAGTGATCCCGCTCAGACCATAGGTGCCGATCATGCCGCCTCCTCGATCCCGGCCGCCTTCATGATGGCGGTCCGGATGATCTTGTCCGCCACGTCGGACGAAACAACGTACTCACCATCGGAAATGGCTCCCTGCTCGACGCCGGCATCGGTATTGACGTTGACGGGGATTGAGTCGCTGACGCCCGTGCCAGGTCCATCAGCGCGTCGTATCCCGGCCCCCACATCAACCATGCCACCGGCCGCAAAACCGTGCACGTCGGAGTAGTTGAAGATGCTGCCGGACGAGCGAGCGCCGCCCGGGAACGATTGCTGAACTCCAGCGCGCGTCTCCGGCGATGAGAACGCCCCGCCCCCAATCGGGTTGTCGAACGCGAACCGAGCCAAATCGCCCGCGGCGGTGCGGTACTGGTCGGCAGCGGCTGAGAAAGTACCCCCTGCGCCACCGTAGAGCTGGCCGGCGGCACTGTACGCCGCCGTCGAGGACGACGGCGCTACGTGCGTCGGTGAGGTGATGACGCCCGGCGCGGAAGCAGGTCGGATGCCGGCGAACGCGGCGAGCGCCCGGGCGGGATAGTCAATCCGCGCCTGCTCCTGGCGCACCCGCTCGGCCTCACCGGCGCGATTCACCTGGCTCGCACGTGCTCCAGCGCGCGAGAGATCTATTTCCCGGCGGCCGGCGGCCCCGCGCCCCGACGCCGGATCGACGCCATAGCGGCTGTATTCGCGATCGAGGCGACCAGCCTCCGTATCATAGGCGCGGTTCACGTCGGCGGCGGCCTCGCGACGAACGGCGTCGAAACGATCTTCCGGCCCCTGTTCCGCGGCCGTCCGTAGCTGCTGCATCATGGGGTACCCGTGCCTCTCCCACATGCGCCGATCGCGGCGCATCCCGAGCAACATATCACCCGTGGTCTTCTCGCGAAGTCCGACCAGACGCCTGGTCGCATCCAGCTCCTTTCGAGCCACGGGGAGGTAGTTTTCCTCCCACAGCGCCCACAGTCGATCCCCCTGGGCCATAGCCTTGCCGGCGGCGGCTCTCTGAGCTTCGCCGGTGCCGATGGCTGCTCCGAGCTGCTCGTCGGCTTCGTCTCCGGCGACGAAACTGCTGACGAGGCTCGCGCCCTGAATCCCCGTGCCGATGTCAGGCATCTAGCTCCTCCACGTATTCGTCGAACGTCTGCCGAACTCCGTAGCGCCAGATCTCGGGGCCGACCTTCCTGGCCCACCCCGCTCCTCCGACGATCGCCGCCGCAGTCACCACCACGGACAGAACCGAGCACCTCAGAACATAGGAGATCTGGCGGTCATTCTCCATCTCCCCATCCTCGAGGACATTCGCCGTCCACCAGTCTTGGACTGCCGCGGCGATCACCGGGTGTAACACTGATTGATGTTCCCGCCAGAACGGATTGGCCGGAAGCCCCACTACGAGCGCGTAGAATACCCCGTCCGCGTGCTCTCGCGAGATGTCAGAGTCTTGATCCCAAAGATCGTCCCACAGGTGCACCGCGGCGAGGAAGCTCTCGACGAAATGGATGGCCGCTTCATCGCCACGAAGCCATCGCCTGAGCAGGGCACTCTCATCATCCATTTTTCGGCCCTGTAATCGAACTCGCGTTCGTCACCGCCGCATCGACCATCTGCTGCCGCGTGGGCTTCATGTCGTCCTCGGATCGGAGACCGTCTTCAATCTCCGCGCGCTCCTTCAGGACGCGCAGGAATCGTTCCAGATCACCGCCGACCCTGGGGACTCTGGGTACCGGAGGCTTCCTCGCCATCAGGCCGCCTCCAGTTGTGCGATCTCACCGATGCTGGTCGCAAGAACCGCGCTGTGAACGTGCGCGTTCTGGGAGCTGATCCAGAGCTCCCATTCGTCCGATTTGAAGGTCGTCGGGATCCTGAACGGCCGATGGCTGGAGACATCTTCCTTGTGCACCAACGTCAGATCGTCTCCGTCATCATCCTGCTTTTTAGCGTAGATCTGCACCTGGCAGATAAAGCCTTCCGAGGGGGTGTCAGAAACGGCTTCCATGTACGGGCCTCCCGCCACCGTGTACTTGCCGAGAGCGGCGCCAGCCAGCGCCCCGCTGGTAGTGATCTCGTAGGTTGCTTTCTTCGAGTCCACCTCGGCAATCGCCGCCGTAGCAGCGGAGTCTGCTTCTGCCTGCGTGACATCGGTGGTGAACGTAACCTTCACTTTGCCAGCCGAGAACGCAACTGGACGGTGAAGCACGAAACGCTTGGAACGCCAGAACGCCTGCTCCTCACCGCCACCGGCATCGAATTGCTTGATGGAATTGCCCACCATCAGATAAAGCGCATCGGCCTCGCGATCCTGGTGAACCGCTGTCGCGTGCGTGCCTCCCACCCTCCACTCGGCACCGGGCTGTTTCGGGTCGAACACGAAGTACCCGTTCTCGTCGCCAGCATCGCCGACATTCTCATAGAACCCATAGTACCGCTCGTCGTAAGTGGACCCACGGATACTGGATGGGTTGTATCGATCCCACTCCCGCTTTTCCATCAGCTCCTCGGTGATCAGACGAACCCCGCCGCCGTCTACCACCACCAGACCATCCGGAGAAGCGTACATGACGCCAGACTGAAGGCCGACGATCGACTCCTTCGATACGCATGACTGGTGGTATTCCAACTGGTCAAGCGAAACATTCGCAGGGTGGGTGCCGCTCACTAGGTAGGGGATTGCGGTCGTGGGAACGACGATGTTGTCTCCCCACACCCCCAGGCCGACTCCGGAGAAGTCCATGGAAAGCTCGTACGCCTCCGGCCATGCCCACGGGCGGTAAGGCTCCGAGAATCTGATCGTGTTCTTCGACAAACCGACCAGGAACCCGTCAGGGTGGAGGACCAGAGAATGAAGGTCCCCCGGGGGCGCTCCCCAGTCCGCGCTCGGCAGGGTCTCACCGAGATCCTCATCCGCCTTGGTGTCGCTGTACGAGGTGCTGGACTCGTCCGCTACCAGCTTGAACGCGCCGTTGGCGTCCGTGCGATAGATCCTCCGCAGCATGCTGGTGCCGTTGATCTCCGCTTCTCTGGCGGCCGTTCCGCCGGAGGTGTAAGCGGTGATAGAAGTGATCTCCACCTTGAACGAGTCGCGATCGACAACTTCTGAAATGGCGAGAGTCTGCCCGTTCAGTTCCGTGGCGCCCCCGATGCCCGAAAATGACCAGTATTCACCTGCCTCGGCGTGATGATCCGCGGACAGATCGATCGTCGCCTCCCCGGAGGCGTGCGTGATATTCGAGATAGAGATGGAGTTCGATGGGTTCGCGTCCATCGCGGACAGATCCCATGAGCCGTCTTCCTTGCCCGTGAACTCCGTTGCCGGGCTCGGAGGGCCCTCCTCGCCCCATTCGGTGACGAACGTGTAGACGTAGCTTCTCGTAACGTTCGCAGCAGAGCCTCCAGTTACAGCGATGCTCGGCCCGTCGATGGGCGCAGGCAACCCGAGTCGGTAGTACGACTCCGGATACTCCGACCCGCCAGTCTTCGCAAGTGAGAGATTAGTTGACTTCGGGTTGTAGTGCCCCGTGTAGTGCAGCCGACCATCCGTGATCAGCGCCACCGGGGTAGGGACGACGTCCACTTCGTCCGTCCAATGTGCCCACACGAATGTCCCGTCCGTGTCTTCGAGCGGATAGATGCTTCGCTTCGTTCCCGTTTTCGCGGGGACCTCGAGCTGAAGCGGCTTTCTCACACTCCGGATGTCTCCCGAATAGATCGCGCAGTTCTGCGCCTTCTGAGCGTGGGTCCCTCCGAGCTGGCGTATCGCCAGTTCAGGGATCATGCCGTTGAAGCGCGGAATGAGCAGATACACTACTCTCTCCCTCTACGGTCCCACCAGCCATTGACCTGAAATCGCAGCCTGGTTTGCGGATCTGTGGACGCGAATCGATAGCGGATCTGACCGGAACTGTTCGTGCGGAGTATTCGATCGAACGACGTCCATCTGTCGATCGTGTGGTCACTAGTTAAGTTCCACACCGGATCGTTGTCGTCATCAACCGGCGCCACGTCCGCCTGATCTGGAGACGTGATGTAGGCAAACTCCCTGCCGTCCGGATTCATCATGATCGTGATCTGAGCCTCGAGCACGATACCCGACGGAACCTTCAAGGTCTCCAGAGTGGCCGAGGTCGAAGGCCCCTTAATCTCGTCACCGATCTGAGGGGTATCGTACTCGCTCAAATCTCCGAACTGGCGGACCTTCTTCAAGTTCCCGCTCGCATCGGTAGGCCGAGACGCTATCCTGCGGATCACTTCCCATCCGGACGGGACGTTACTTCCCGCAACATCTGTGTCGCCCATGACGTCCACTGCTCCCGTGCTCGTGTTCTGGATGAGGAACACGTGAAGCGTGCCGTCCGTAGGTAACGAAACAGTATCTCCGAGACCTCCGGCGGCGTCGCCGGCGGCGAATGCGGCGTCCATCTGCTTTGTAATGGCCGACGAAAGACGTGCCGCCTTGTCGTCTGAATCGCTTCTGGCCTGCCCTACCGAGATGTCGAGATCATGATCCGGATCGGTCGCGTTGAATGTCACTTCCAACCCGTCGATTTGCCCTCGCGACAGGAAAGCGATCGAGCCTGGGGCGGGGTTGCACAGGTACCAGGTCGTAGCCCCAAGCTCGTACCGGAAATCTGCAATCATCCCCGCCTTGAGGTCGTTCGGAGCAAGCCATGAGCCGTCGAGGTGCTTGATGTTGTTTGCCCCGAGGCTGTTCGGATTCAGAGTCACAGGGCCGGCGTTGTCGGAGGCGATCTGCACGCTTGCACGGTGCCCGTCCGCGAGCGCGGTAGGAACCGGGTCGAAAGTGACGGTGATAACATCCGCAGACCCGCCCGCCACCACGAAGTTTGGCCCGTCCTGCTGGATGTCGTCCTTCGAGGCGCGACGAGTGAAGCTCGCGGCAGTCGGACGGTGCTCCACTATGTCGCCATCGTCGAACGCGATTGCGGATGAACCTTCCTGCGCGCGAACCACCGTATCGAACGAGTTACTGGTCCGGGCTGTAACCTTGATCAACTCGTGTGCCCCGGTCGCCTTCTTGACCAGAATGCACATGAAATACTCCCCGGCGCCCGGGCTCGGGAAGTCGGAACCATCAGCGACGGTGAGAGAGGTCGCCCCGGCGCCGATGGCGCCGGATAGCGTCGTTTCTGCCAGGTTGGTGAATATTTCGCCACTCATGTCAGGCTCCGATCCAGCTCAGCAGCTCGCCGCGGATGTCCTCTCGGCGACCGGGGGAGAGCACCCCGGCGAAGGCCGAGAAGTGAAGGAGATCTCCCTCGAGGAACAGGTCTACGGTGGTGCGGAACCGCGCACCGAGGGCGAACTGATCCACGGTCATTTCTCCGACGTCGAGGGGGATATCGTCCAAAACGGCGGACCCGTCCACCATCAGCGTGTGGGTGGTTCCGGAGAACACCTCCTCAATGACGTGCACGCTCGTATCCGGCGTTCCGCCAGCACCGTTCGCGGTATCGCCGGGACCACCGGCCCTGAACACGACGTAGTTCGGCGTCCCGTTCGTGCGGGTGTGCTGGTACTCGTTGTCGTCCCCGGAGTTCCCGGCGCACCACAGCGAATCGTTCGCGACGTTCGATGCCTTCTGGACCACCGTGAAGACGGTCCAGGGAGCGTCGTTCCCGGTGAAGGTGGCGGCGAGGCCGTTCCCGATCAGGTAGTCGTCCGTCGTGAACCGAGCGACGTGCAACCCGTCGACCTGCCCCTGCTTGAACGTCGGCCGGGCCCCCGCCGTCGCCTGCGTCAGGTGATTTCCTCGCCCGGACAAGTCCCTGACGCCGGCCACGGCGGAACCGTCTCCGCTTACTGGAGTCGTGAACGCCGTGTCCTCGAACAGGGTCTTCTGGCTCCAGAAGTTGTACAGAGCCTGGATGGACGGCAAGTCGAACGGCGACTTGCGCAGCGTGAGAATGGTCGGGAATCTCAATGCCTGAGTATCGGCAGGCTGGTGATGCGCCGCACCACCTCCGTCACCGCTCCAGATGAAGCCATGGTCCACGTCCAGATCCATCCCGTCGAAAAGCACGTCGGGTGCTGGTCGAAAGCGCCGTTCGTTGTCTGGTCGATGATCATGACGGCTGCGGGTATATGGCGAACCCACGATCATTGGCCCCGGCCGACGTGAACCTCAGAACGATCGAATCCCCGTTCAGTTCGGCCGCCGTGATGTCCACCTTATACCACCCGTTTCCGATCTCGGTAATGGCGTTCGACAGCCCGGAGAACGCCGCCCCGTCGATGGACACCTCGCCGCTGACCGTGAGTCCCGTTTTCGGGCTGATGTCGTCGGCAGAATCGATCATCAGAAACGCGAAATTGGAGAACGCCGTGTTCTTCGTGAAGATGTTGGGCAGGTCGGCAGCAATCTGGTCGAGCGTGGACTGATCCCCGATGTTTCCGGTCGGGAACTTGGCATCCAGCGTCTCGAGGACATCCGCCGGCGATCCCGCGGTTGAGCCGCCCGGCAGGGCCGTCAGGAAGTACGACTCGAGCGCGTTGGCCGTGAACCTCGTGACCCCGGCGTCGCTCTCCACGAGCTCGTTGGCCCATGCGGTCGCGACCCCGGGCGGGGTCGCCGGGTCGTAGTCCGCTGCGAACAGGTGGTCCAGGTGGATGTCCACGAGCGCCTGATCCGCCTGTCCCTTCACGTCCGCGGTGCTGAGATCGTTGAGTGCATCCACGGACGCTTGGCTGGCGCGCGCGTCGAGGATCAGATCGAGCCTGCCACCGTCCACCCAATCCCCTTGAAGCTCTCCCGTGTCTGCCACGATGGCGGCGAGCTGCGTGCTGTTCGCGTCCATCTCCGTGCGAACGCCCGCGGCGGTGTGCGTGGAGAACCCCGTGGCGGTGATCCAGGCAGAGTCTCCCTGGTCCCTTAGCGCCTCTAGGGAATCGGTGGCATCGTCGTAGGTGCCTCCGACGTCGGACGGGGTTGCCACGTCCTTGCGCATGAGAGCCTGAAGGAAGCCGAGGATCGTGTTGACTCCGGAGCCCGTGAACGAGCCGATTCGGTTCAGTACGGTCGTCAGGTTTGCGGCGAGAGCCACCCCGATGCCGTCGTGCTGGATGCTCGTCTGGACCTTATCAGTATCCGCGAGCGCAGCAGGAGCCGAGCCGAGCCACAGCTCCACGTTAGCGTCAATCCGGTCGTTCACGTCGATGAACGCGAGGTTGGCGTTCGTGAGAGTTCCCGCGACGTTGTCGAAGTCCAGTCCCACCTCTCCGGTCGCTAGGATGTCCATGTCCGGGAAGTTCGCCGGCGTCGTGTAGAGCGCGCCCGGCACGCCGATGACGTTCACGTTCGCGGTCGCGCTCGTCGGGACGAGGACGATGTTGTCGCCGTTCGCCTCGGCCGCGGTGATGTCGAAGATGTAGTACCCGCCCGCCAGCTCCGCGGGGTTTGTATCATCGACCGCGTTCGCCGCGGCGCCGTCTATGTGCACGTCGGCGGTGATGTTCGCGGCATCGCCCGTGACGGGCTCACCCGGATTCGTCCCGCCCTCGTCCTCGAAGGCGAACACGATCCACTTGCCGGCGGTGTTCTTCTGCATCAGTGGATCGACTGCTGTGGCCCGGCCAGCAGGTGGCGGTAGTAGTGGCCGATGACCTCGATATTGGCGCCGCCCGACGGAGCCGCCGCCTCCAGCTCGTGCGCCCCGATGTCCGGCGTCGCCTTGCGGCTCGTCCCGTCGATGTCCGGCGAGACCGCCGTGGTCGAGGTCGGATCCCCCGCCTCGTACAGGATCGATCCCGTCCCGGCCGGGTGCAGATCTTTCGAGTCCCCGGAGCCCGGATCTTCAAGATCGTTGGTGAGCGTCGCCGTGAAGTTGACGCTGTTCGCGCCGATAACCGTCTCGCCGTTCTGGTGCGCGTTCCAGTCCTGCTCGTCGATGGTCGCGCCCGCGAGGGCAGCGCCCACGTCGTCTATCTCGGCGTCGGGGGCGGCGTTGTGCGTGATCGTCCAGTTGCCGAGCAGGTTACCCGAGTCGCCCTCCTCCCGTATTCGGATGGCGTAGGCGCCACCCGCGTATATGGTGTTACCGATGATCCCGACCAGCGGATCGTCGGCAAGGTTATTGAGCATCGGGTCGATGCCGTTGCCGTCGCTCAGGATGATGTTGTTGAGGATGCAGACTGCGTAATCCAGCCCTCCCCAGCCCGTGGAACGCGACCAACGAGTATTGACGTTGTCCTGCGAGCCGATCGCTTCGGCTCCAGTGTTCCCGCCGCTATACCTGATCCGGTTGTTACGGATGCACACGGCACTGGTGGTTCTCATGTCGAGCGTGCTCGTAACGCTGTGGTTCTTCGAGTTGTCGATCTGCATCCCCTCGACGAAGACGAAGTTGTCATCTGGCTCCAGCGTGCTGAATCCGCCGCTCGTGAGGACGTAGTGCCCCGTGCTCCAGTTTGCCGGACCCCCGTACTCGCCATCGCCATCCGGCGCGCTCGGATCGCCGCGCACGCGGAGCCAGTTGTTCTCCGCGGTGCCGAAGCCGGCGATGGTAACGCCGGTGGAGTCCGATCCGCCGGCGCACGAGAACGTGAGCGTGTTGCCGTCCGTAGACAGATCGTGCAGCCCGTCCTCGGCGCTCTCGGCCTCGGAAAGCGAAGCGTAGGCGCGGTTGGCACCACTGTGATCCTGCGTCGTGCCGTAGCCACCGGCGGTCGCAGCGGTATCCACAAATCGTTCGAGATCCTCCATCAGTCCGCGTCCGCCGTCATGTCCTCGTCACGCACCTTCCGCTCCATCGAACGGTCGGACTGCTTGCGCTTCCGGAACAGATCCTTCATCTCAGCTGCCGTCATGACGAGATAGCGATCACGCTTGAGCTGGTCGAGCAGATCCCGCGACAGCGACGAGAAATCGGCGGCGAACGCCCTGCGAGCTACGTGATGGACGGGACCGTCCGGCGTGATCGCCGGGATGTACTCGTGCGCTCTCGCGAGCCGCCGGCGCAGCGCCTCGATGCCCACGTCCGGCAGGCCGGTCACCACGATCGAGTAGTGAGCAGAGCCGACGGCCGGAGGCGCGAACGTGCGAGCGTTGTAGGCGTAGATGTTCACCACCTCCCCCTCACGCCAGCGGTTCGCCTCGTCGGAGAGACGAGGATTGGCGCTGGTTGCGCGGCGGATGAGGAATAGCGCGTCCACGCTATCTATCTCTCCCGCCTCACCCCGAATCCTCCATCCGATCCAGCCGATCGCAGATGCGGCGCAGCGACCTCCCCGATCGCGCGGTTGATGAGGAGGGTCACGTCCATCTAGTCCCTTATCCGTACTTCGCGAGCATCTCTCGCGCCTGGTCAAGGTTGTTCGGGTAAGGAAGGTTCGCCGCCTCGAGCTGCGACTGGTGCAGCGCGATCTTCTCCTCGATCTTCACGCGCTCCTTGTCAGGGGCAGCCGGGTATCGCCCCATCAGCGTGTGAAGGGCACGAAGATGCCGCACGAAGCCAGGCGGCGGAAGCTCCGGAAGAACCAAAGGCTTCTCGAACCTCACACCCTTCCTGCGCATCCAGCGAGGGAGTCTCATGGCCTGGGCCTCAGTCTGCGACGATGCCGAGCTTGATCTGGATGTCGTCGGCGTTCGCGAACGTCGGTGTCCCGCGCACGATGCCGCCGATGTAGAGATCCCGACTGTTCGCCGCAGGCTTCAACACCCGCCCTACGTTGTCCAGATTCGCAACGCGGGAGTTGACGAGCTGCTCGTAATCGGTGGTCTCGATCGGGATCACGGCGAGGATGGATTCCGCATCCGCATCCGAGATGTTGGCGGCGGCGTTCAGCGTGCCGAGATCCACCAGAGAATCGAGAATGTAGAGCTCGATCTTCACCCCCTCCTCGTCCTTGTCGAGCAGCCTCACGCTGTGCAGGAGTCCTCCCTCGCCCTCCTTGCGCATGGCGTTCGGGATCTTCACCGTCTCGAACAGCACGTCACCGTCCGCGTAGGCAACACCGTCATCGAGTGCAGGCGTGACCGTGACCTCCCGTACCAGACCTGTTCCGCTTGCCATCGTTCTCTCCTACTTCAGAAATTCTAGAACTCGCGGAGACACCGCGAAGTCCGGCCGGAGCTTGACCTGCAGAAGGTCAAAGGTGTTCTTGAAGTGTCGGGCGGCCCGGGCCCAATTCGGATTGTCCTCCTCGTCGCGGCTCCAGTAGCGATAGAGAACCCACTCGAGCATCGCCGGCGCGTAGATCTCGTCGAGGTCTATCACGTCCGTCTCGTCGTCGAGGTCGACGGGGAACAGAGCGAGTTTCAGCTCGGCCCATACCTGGGTCATGGCATGGGCGCCAGGGTAGACGTAGTAGATGTCCGGCACACGCTCGTCGTACACGTACTCCTGGATCACGGTCGCCGCCGTCTGGTGCCAATCCGGGTCGAAGGAGTCCAAATCTTCCTGCGGAACTGGGCCTCTCACGGCGTTGCCTGGAGTTGCCCCGTCCGCCCCCATGTTCCGTGTGATCCCCATCAGCCTGCGAGCCGTTGAGGGGATCGTCTGTTTGGTCTGCGAGGCGACCAGCTTGACCGTCTCGACGCCGGACTTCGCGTCCGGTCGCAGCATCGTGACCGTGCGCTGCGCGTCGTTGACGTAGTGGAGCCCCTCGGCGCGCGTGTAGGTATCTCCGGAGACATCGACCAGGATCACGAGGGCCCGGTCGATGAGCCACTTGGCGTCGATGCTCACGCGAAGGGAGTGAACTCGACGCGGGTGCCGGTCCGCGTATGGCTTTTCGTGGCGACTCCGAGGGCCTTGCTCACCCCGCCCCAGAACCGATCCCAATGCAACGACGAGTTGGCTCTACGGATCCCCCTCGTTCGCCGGCCGTCGCTCGGCGTCCCTACCGCGCTCCACCGCTTGTTCGGCATCTCGAGACACCTGGCGGCAGCGCCGTGAACGATGGGCTCCTTCCAGTTCTCGAACAGCCAGTCCGGAGCGTCGGCAGAGGAGCGGCTCGGCTTGAGCACCACGCCTACGTCGAGCCCCCCGGTGATGGTCTTCCTCGGCAGCCACGTCAGCCGCAACGTGTTCGGATCCTCCATGAAGAAATGGTACCCGAGCTCGCTGTTCCGCCAGTTGCGGGAGACGTGGTCGAGGAGATCCTCTGGAATCGGAAGAACCGGCGTGTCGTCGAACTCCACGTGGTGTGGAGTGACGATCTGGGCGCCGGTCGGATTGGTGAGGGTGTAGGTGTCTACGTCTTCCGTGACGTCGATCGGAGACAAATCCTGCCTCCAGATGCTCGACTGATAGCAGAACTCGATCAGAGCATCACGGATCTTGCTCTCCGCGATCGGAGTCGGGACCCCCGGTACCTCTACCAGCAGGTCCGGAAGGTAGGAGGACCATGCAACATTCGCCATCGCACCGTCAGATCTTTCCCTCGTCCTTCGCCGCAGCCACCACCTGGTCGATCATGCGGTGCTTCGACAGGCGCCGGTCCGGGTCGAAGGACAGGGTGTCCTTCGACCACGCCTCGAGACTGCCCTTGTCGAGGCTCGTGAGGTACTGCCTGAGCGTCGATTCGTCCTTCAGCTCGTCCACGGGCCTCGGGGTACGCTCGGAGATCGGCAGCGCCGGAGGGTTGGCGGTCTCGGCGACCACCCCCGGGGCGGCCGCCTTCAGGCGGCCGTTGCGATCGCACTCGATCATGTCGGTCCGCTTGGCGAGCTCCGAGGTCCACGGGTAGATGTACCCGTCCGAGATCTTCTTCAGGAATCGCCCCATGGGCCCCTCCGCGGGCGGGGGCCTCGCGGCCCCCGCCTTCCGTTACGCGATCTCGGCGACGAGCGCGATGAGGCCGATCTTGGCCGCGTCCGCGTCGTTGTCGAGCACGATGTCGAGCGTGTCGGCCGCGGTGTAGAGCTTGCCGCCGGCCGTCTGCGCCGCGAACGCCCCGTCCCCCTGCGTCACCGCCACGGTGTCGCCGTCCACGGCGTCGTCCCACCCGTTCGGATCGGCGCCGTCGCCGGCGTCGAAGGTGAGCGTTCCGCCCTCTGCCACCTCGACATCGCTGAACACCGCCAGCACGAAGTGGTTGGCGGGGATGTTGATGAGCTGGATGACGTCGCTCGAGGACTGGTTGTTCTCGGAGAAGTCGTAGTGCCTGGACACCTTGTAGAGCTGCTTCGACAGATGTCCGGGCAGCTTCGTGGTCCCGCCGACTGTTCCGTCTACGGTTGCCATGCTGGATACCTCCTGCGTTCACCCGGGGCGGGAGGGATCAGCCCTCCCGCTTACCGTCGTCAGCCCTTGTAGGCGTAGAAGTGACCGAGAGCCTCGGGCTTGATCACCTTGAAACCGTACACCTGGAGCCCCCGGTAGAAGTTCCCGAAGTAGTCCGGGTGCCGCATCGGCCCCTCGTTCTCGAGAAGCTGGCTCGCGAAGGTGATGCCCGACTTGTGACCGAAGATGATGTTCGAGACGCTGTTCGATCCGTCCGTCGTCTTCGCCACGCTGTTCGATCGATAGATGTCGAAGCGGTCGATCATGCCCACCCGACCGTTCCTCGAGATGGAGACCTGGTCGCCCGAGAGACTGGCGTCCTTGAGGTCCGACTTCCCGATCAGGTTGATCATCCAGGTCGGGGCGACGAACCACCGGCTCTCCTCGGGCACGTTCTGCTCGTCCAGCACCGCTCCGCAGTCCTGGATGTACTCGACCACGTTGGTCTTGTCCACCGCGACCGGAGAGCCGGTCGTGCCGAGGTTGAAGCTCGAGGAATCGACGCCGGCGGTCGTGCCCTTGTTCGAGGCGTGCGCGTCGGCGTAGACGTTGGCGAGGATCTGCGTGTCGATCGTGATCTTGAGCTGCATCGCCGCATCGGCGGTCCAGTCGTCGATGTAGTCGTAGTCGGACTGCTTCCGATCGACGTCGTCGTCCTTGAACGACCAGGACTTGCCCTTGTCGATGAGCAGGTCGGTGAGGGTCGGCTCGGGGGTCTCGTAGTCGAGCTTCTGCCCCTTGACGTAGTCGTTGATGGCGATCGTGGGCGTGCTGCGGATGTGCACGGTGTCGCCCTGATCTCGGATCTCCCCTTCGTAGTCCGTGTTGGCGATCGCGCCGAACACCGTGGACTTGTAGAACTTGTAGAGCAGCTTCGGGGACCAGACCTCGGGGATCATCGTCCCCGAGTATTCGGGGTAGCCGGATGCTACCGGGAACACGGCGGCCATGTCGGATCACTCCCATTGTTGTGACCGCCGTCGAACTGCTCAGGAGCGTCTCAGACGCCCCTCTCCCGCGGCGGCCATGTAGTCACGAGTGGCGCGCTCGTACTCCTCCTCCGTGATCCGACCCTGAATGGCGTCCTGGGTGACCTTCTGGTACCCGGAGACTGTCCAGATCTTCTTGCCGCCTTTCGACGGCTCGCCTCCTGCACCGGCTCCGGTCTCCTCGGGGGACACCTGGGTCTCCACTTCGGTTCGAGTCCGAGTGCGTCCGGAGCGTTCCAGATACGTCGTGTAGTACGCGATTGCCGCGTCGGCGTCGAGACGTGCAGCCGCTTCCTCGAGCAACTGCTGGCGGGTCTTCTCCTCGCCCGTGTAGCGCCGGGCTCCCGGGTCCACCTCGTTCATGTACTTGATGAACTCGGCTTCCCGGTTGATCTTGGAGTGGTCCGGGACAGCTTCCTTCAGCCGCGACCAGAACGACTGCTCCGCACTCATGCGCGCGCTCTCGGTCGAATCCCGAACATTTCCCTCCAGCTTGTCGATCTTGGAATTCAGCTTGGAGATGGTCTTGGCCTGGTCCGCGACGAGCTGCTGATTCTGCCTCAGCACCTCCAGAAGGTCGGAATCGAAATCCCGATCCTCCATCGCCTTGAGGCTTTCCCCGATCTTGCCGCTCGCCTGTTCGGCGACGGCCTGCTCGAGCTTGCCCTCGGCGGCCTCGAGCTTCGAGGAGAGATCGTTCACCTTCTCCGCGAGCTCGTGGTACTTCTTCGGATCAGGGGCCTTCTCCAGCATCCCCCTCACCGACTCGAACCTGGCCTTCCAGTAGGCGGGGTCTTGCTCCCGATTGTCGGGATCCGCCTCCTGACCACCTCCTTTCAGTCTTCGATCCGCCTCCTCGTTCGCTTTCGCGACTTCACCTGGAACACTCATCCCATAACCTCCACGATCCGACTCACGGGCTTCGCTGGTGGTCCGTCTACGGGCTTCGGCTATGCCGATCCGGCTACGGGCTCCACTGCGATCCGACTACGGGCTTCGCGTATCCCGTTACCGGGATCTACGAAGCGCCTCCCTGGCGCTGTCTTGCGTCTCGAACAGGTACCGCAGCGTGAGGGCGGCCCCCTGTCCTCGGCGCAGGTGGACTTCCTCCTCCACCTGGTCGTTCGCCTCCCTGATCCTGGACAGCTCTGATTCCAGCCAGCGGCGAACGACTTGAAAATCGTCCGAATTGCCGAGTCTGTCAAGGGCCCGCAGGACCCGGGCCTGCTCGTCCGGATCCTGCGGGACATCGATCACGCCGCGTGCGTGATGGCCGGAGAGACCACCAACCGGCCGTTCGGCATGACCAGCACGAGGTACTTGGTGAGCGCGCCGGTCTCGGTGAAGTCGATGTCGATGTCGCCGTCCGCCTCGCTCACGACGATGCCGGCGAGATCTGCCAGTGTCGCGATCAGCCCCCCGTCCGTACCGATCGCGGGGCTGGAGCTGTGGGCCACGGTGGCCGGGTTGAGGCCGGCCGCGTCGTCGGCCAGATACCACGGCAGGGCCGCCGCGTGATCGAGGTCCTTCCCCTGCGCGTCCTTGAGCTGGATCGCCACGTTGATCACGTTCGCCGCCTCGGCGCCGACCGTGAAGTTGGCCTCGAACGCCTCCTTGGTGATCTCGTAGGGGCCTTCTTCTTCCTCGTTTCCAAGCCGGAGCTTCGTGAAATGAGCGTCGTTTCTCCAAGCCATGATGTCAGCCTCGCTGAGTTTGCGAACTCGGTGCCGTCCTGGCCCGGCTCGGCTCGTTGAACAAACGGGTGTCCTGTCCCGCGACTGGAGCTCCGGATGCGTCCAACGTCTGGGACGCATTCTCGGGGGTCCCGGTGTTCGGCGCCTGGACCTGCGACGAGCGCATCATCTGCATCAGTCGCTTCATCTTCTCGGGGTCTGGGACGATCTTGTCGATCGGCATCTCGAGCGACTTCGCTACCTCACGCAGAACCGCCGCGCGTCCGTCGAGCCCCATGATCTGGAGATCGGTCGGGTTGTTCGTGCCGTCGAGGAATTCTCGCCGGCGAACCTGCTGCTGCTCCTTCTGCATCAGCACCATACTGCCGCGAGCACGCACCTGAGAGTCGCCCTTTATGTTCGGATCGTCCTCGAACATCATGTTGTGGACGTAGAGATCCCTCAATCTCGGCTCGACGATGTCGATGTCCACGTTGCGTACGACTTGCTTGGCTCCCTTCGACGTCTGTCCGATCGCCATTGAGAACCCGGATGCCGTCTCCAACGCTCCCTTGGCCTCCATCGCTCCACCGTGAGAGTACGCAGGGATCCCCGTGGTCATGTCCGCGAGAGCCATGAAGAACTTGAAGATCTCGAGTAGCTCTCGAACCATCGGGTTCGGCTGGAAGAAGTCTATCGGGGGACGATGGCTCGTGGCCGCTCGATCGCCCCCGAACACCCAGATCTTCCACGGATGCAGCGACGTGACCTTCTCTCCAGGAGGGAGGCGCTGCGAATCGTTGATCACGACCTGCGGGCCGGACGCAATGCCGGCGTTGTTGGAGATCGCACGCCCGGCGGCGTTGCACATCTGCTGATCGTCCTTCATCAGGTTGGGTACCCCCTTCCCCCAGAAGGACCCGGGAACCTTGTCGAAAGACGACTTCGAGTAGGGGCGATGACCTAGCGGATGCGGGTTCAGGGTCGCCTTGAAGACCCATCTGCCGCACTTCCACGCCTCGATCTCATAGACCTTTCTCGGGTCCCGTACCTGTTCCTCACTCATCCCCCAATCGAGCAGAAGTTGCCCGTGCACCGAACCCCAGAAGTTGTGGCACTCGATCGTGCGCGCCTGGTTGAGGTATTCGTAGGGGCGATTCTCTACCCGTGCGCGCTCGTAGTCCTGGGTGATCCACTCACGGAATCCGGATTGACCGTACTCGTCGATTATCTCGTTGATCGCCTGCTCATCGTACCCAGGGACCCCCTTCATTGACTCCAGATCGCCGAGGGTGTGCCGATATCGATCGAACAGGTACCCGTCATTGATCCCGCGAGCATTCGGGCTCGGATAGATGTCGAACGGGCTACGTCTCTCCCACGTCTTGACGATCTTCCGCTCGATCAGTGGCTTCACCATGCGTCGCCCGCCGAAATCGGTGATGTCCCAAGTGAGCTTCTTCCGACGTCGGATCACCGGCCCCTTGAAGAACGAAGATTGGAACGTCACCAGATCGTCGATGAAGTCCCTCATCTCGATACGCCAGCCGCCTTCCTCTAGCTGGTCGTCCATCATCGTTTCCATACGACTCGTATACTGATCGGCGATGTCTTGCCACTGCGCCATCAGTTCGTCGCGGAGCTCGTACGCACGTGCGAGAAGCTGCTCCTCCGGTACCGGCGCCCCGGTAGCCTCGAACACGGCCATCGCCTCCTGCTGGAGCCGCATGACGGCTTTTTCCTTCAGCCACGACGGGAGATCCGGAACCGGAGTAGGGCTGAGGTCCCACGCCCGATCACTCTCCGGCAGCAGAACGTCCTGCAGCAGCGCCGAGGCATGTCGGCACTTGGCGTCGGTCAGCAGGATGAAGATCGTGGACCCGCCGGTCGCTTGAATCTGTGCGAGCTTCTGCGGCTCGTATTCGCCCTTGCGCTGCCGCAGGTTCGCGAGCAGGTCCCGGGTGATTGGCTCCTTCGCCTCCTTCGCCTCCTCCCAGAGCATCTGCAGATGCCCGGCAAGCCCCGTCATCACAGGTTCGTTCTGGCGCTCGAGGGCGGGCTGTCTCTCGTACGCCTGCAACTCGGCGCTCGGGATGAACCTCATCCCGCCGCCGGCTAGCGGAGTCGATGAGGGCTCTATACCGGCTCTCAATGCAGGAGCTTCCGATCGGCCTTCGTGAGGGTGGTCTTGACGCTCATCGGGGATCTCGACGGCAGGATGAGCGGACTGCGGCGTGAACGGTTTTTCTCGAGACGGTCAAGCAGTGACGACATGACCCGGTCGATGTAGGGGCGCCCCTCGCCCCTTGCGGCTTCCGTGTCGAACTCGATCCTGACCTCGTAGTCGTCCGGGGTGACGAAGTGGAACATCACCATGCAAGGGTCACTCCGGCTGCGCGCGATCAGGATCCCGTCCTTGCGCACCTTCATTTCCTCCGGAGCTATGTCGTGTCCCTTGTCGGCGTCGGAGAACCTGGACAGCAGGGACGCCATGGCGTCGAGCAGGTCCCCGTCAGATGGAGGCTCGACCGCCATGGCGTCCTACGTCCCTCGCGCCGTTCAGTAACCGCCGTGCATCTTCTGGCGCTTCTGCGGGCCGCCGGAGTGCACCCCGCCGCCCTGGCCGGGATCCTTCCCGTGGGTGCGCTCCTTGTCGTTGTGCCCGGGCTTCACGCCCGGCGCGCACTTGTTCGAGTAGTTCCCGTCCTTCGGCATCCCGTATCTCGGTCCTTCCATCGTTCGATCCTCCTCGTGGTCGAGTCTGTGGGCAGAAATGCCCAGACACCCTGAAATTACGTCCAAGCGTCGCTGTTTACAACCTCGATCTTAGGCGCCCGCCCCGCCAGGGATCGAAACTCGTGCATCAGCCCTGCGGTCTGGAAGGCGTCGGCCCCGTGTGCGGCCCAGTTCGCGAGGGGCCGGTGCTTGTACGTCGCCTTATCCTCGTCCCACTCGCGCCGGTAATTTTCGAGAGCCTTCAGCCCCTCCGAGGTATGCTCCTCGTCCCACCAGCAGTAGGCGATCAGGTTGCAGGCCGCCTCTATCGAGTCCGCCTTGTCCTGGACCCTCGGAGTGGTCTCGAAGGCGATGCCACGCTCGAAGGCAGACTCCTTCCTTGTCTTCGACGGGCCCATCTCGAGGACTTCGAGATCATGCGGACCGACGTGTCTTCCGTACTGCCATCCGAACTGTTCGGACAACTCCCTGAGCACGCGCGCGTAGTAGTCGAAGCCGACCCGGTTGTCCTCCATGTAGTAGATGAAGTGGATCTCCCTTCCCACGGTCTGCGAAAACCAGATTGCGGTCATGCCATCGACACCCAGATCCCACCAGGTGTCCACGGGAATTGCGTCGTGCGCCCGAATCTTCGTGACCCGCCCCTCGTGCCTGGCCTGAATCAGCAGGGTACGGAAGTAGGCTCCCTGAAGGCTTGCCTCGAACGCCTCCTGAGGATGCGACGGAAACTCGTTTTTCATGTCGTCGCCATAGATGCGCTCGTTGGCGACGTACCACGCTTTCTGTTCGTCGTCGAGTTCGATCCCCATGCCCTCCAGCTCCTCGAAATACGTGCGAAGCCTCGGGGTGATCAGAATGTTCTCGGCGTCCATACGGTAGTCGTTGTCTTCCCACCACGGGTGGAACTGGAACTTGAAGTCGGCCCGGGTGAGGTATCTCTGGTTCTTGTCTTGTAGTTCCGTATCCGTCATTGCCCTCGTGCAAAGATCGTAGAATTCGCCCTCGTTCCCCTCAGCCGTGCTCTCTATGATTATCGTGCCGTTCTTGGCCGCCGGAAACGAGCCGATTCTGACCTCTCGGGCCTTGTCCGGGTACTTCGCCGACATTTTCCCGTATTCGGAGACGTGCAGTAGCTGGACGTTTCCAGACCGGCCGGATGTGGTGACCCTGATCGCCGAGTTGTTCCCGAACACGATCTGCTCTGTGGTTTCCTGCACCAGCGGGATTCGCTCCATCAACCCCTCGTGAAGGGTCATGAAGTCTTCATGGAAAGGGGTGCCCTCGTCCGCCTTCGCCAGGTTCTGATAGGGATACTTGATCTTGTCCCGAAAGATCACCTTCGCATCATCAATATGGTGGGCGATGATGCACGCGCGGACGTTCGGGTGAAACATGCACTGATCGAGGAACCAGAGATCGATGAAGGTCGTGTAGCCATACTGCCGGGCTTTCAGGAGGGCGTTCCTCCACCACATCTCGAAATAGAGACGATACATTCCCTCCTTCGGGTGGAACTGGAATCGGTTGGCGTCGTTGTCCGTGACGTAGTAGAGATTATTCAGTCTCCAGATCGGATCCAGAAGTGCGTCCCCGGACGGAGGGCGGTCCCACCGGGGTCTCAGCCGCTCGTGATAGTAGCTTGTCGAGGACGTCACCCTTGACCTCCATGGAGTCCTTGAACATACCGCGAATGCGGGCGAGGGACGTGAGCATCTCCGTCTTTGAGTGAGTCTTCACCTTCAGTTTCTTCTCGACCAGAGCCCTTCCCTCGCCGCGCCCCAAGAAGATCGGCTCCTCGTCGATACTGGAGATCACCCTCCTGGTCGCCTCGTCCATGTCTCTGACGGGAAGTGTCCGCCCCTCGTCGTCGAACAACATGGACGGATCGAAAAACGCGATCTCGGCCATGGCCTGCTCGATTCGCTGATTCGAGATCTGGTGCTGTTCTTTCTCTGCGGCGAGCTCCTCCTCGACGTACGCTCTCACGTGAGGACGCTTGAAGAACTCGTACGCCTTGGCGTGAGCCGTCGTGCGCTTGCACCGCCCCTCGAATACGGTGAGGTAGGCTGCCGTCTTGTTCTTCGCCGGATCGCACAGGTAGACATCCGCGATCACCTGCTCCTCGTCGGTCAGCCCGTTGTGGTTTCTGTGCTTGCTCGGCATGTCAACCCTGCTAGGACGCCCAAGGCGCCCCGTGGACCAACAGGTAGCCAACCAGGGAGACGAGGCCAAGAACGGCGGTCAGGAGTCCCATGAGGGCCAGCCCCATGCCTCGCCACCAGCGGCCATGGAGCTCGTCTACACGTGTGTGGACGCCATTAATCCCCTCCAGCACCCGCTCGTGCTTCCCGTCGATGGCGGCGCGCAGGTCGACGAAATCCTCGCGCTGCCGTTTGCGTTGCTCGGCACACTCTGACATGTGTTGCTCGATCAGCGTCTCCGCGCGCATCGCCCGACTCAGCGCCTCGGCATCGATCGCGGCCTGAGAACGCCGTATCACCACAAGGGGGTCCTCAGGACGATCGGTCACGGCAGCCCCCGCAGCATCGCCTTCACCGCACGAGCCTCCCAAGACAGCATATCACTCGTCCGGCGGATCCGCCTCGCCCGCCCCGACGCTGCCCCGGCACACCCGCCCCGACTCGGTGTGCTGGTACTCGAGCACCACTCCGTCCGGCAGGTCGCCGCGGGTCGCGAGGAGGCAGGTGCAGGCGGTGCCGGCGCCGGCGACGGGGCTCGCCAGCTCAGCGACCGCCGTCGTGTCCACGTCCCCGCAGATCTCCGCGATCCGCGCATAGGCGTCGGGCGCGTGCTGGTAGACGGAGCCGGGCGTCGAGCAGCCGGCGAGGGCGAGCAGCGTGCCGAGCAGCAGGCCGGCCCTCACAGCGCCGATCCCCCGATGTCCTGCCGGCAGGCGAACAAGCCGCCGCGCATGAAATCCAGATCCCATGAAGACACCTCCACGTCACCTGCCTCGGCCCGCGCGGCCAGCGCCTCCTGGCGCATGGTCGCCTCCGGGCCGTAGGTCAGCACCAACCGACCATCGACCGCCTCGACGATCCCGGCCCCGATCTCGCAGAGGCCGATCACGACCGCGTGGCCCAGATCGATACCGTAGTCGGGCTGCGATCGCTCGCCGCCCGTTGAGGCGCAGCCGAGCAGCATCACCACCGCGACCACGATGGCCGCCACCAGAACCAATCTCATGCCGCCTCCTCTCACCAGTAGGCCCGATTGAGCCAGCCTGCGAGGTACTGCGCCCGCGGCGGCTTCTCCTCGCCGTGACGGAGCTCTACGTTGCGCACCGCCACGAGCTCGCGGTAATAGCCGGCGGCCTCGCCCCGGTAGGCCGCGATGATCACCGGCACATGGATGTCGTTCGCCGCAGCGAGCGTCCTCGGGCCAATGATGCCATCGACCTTCAGCTCGGTGTTGTTCGCCCCCCGAACCGCCTGCTGCAGGAGTCGGTGTGCGCGGCCGGCGCCCATGTTGATAGCGAGATCCAGCACCTTTGTCGCCAACTTCTGCTCGGCGATCCGGTCGTAGCCGTAGCGGTCCCACCACTGCTGGCCGTAGAAGCCCGCGGCATCTTCCCGGTCCAGGGCGCGAATGTCGTTCACGTCCACGTCCCCATCCCGATCGAGATCGCCGTCCAGCCAGCCGTCTCCGTCGTCGTCACCGAGCGTTCGCAGCCAGCGCAGCGACACCCCCCACTTCGTCGGCCCGCCCGGATCGTTCGGATCGTCGGTGAACCCGCCGCTTTGCCAGTGCCAGCCGACCTCATGCGAGAACACGACGGGCAAGGCCGCCTCGAGGCTACTCACGACGCAAATCCTCTGGCTTGATGTGAATCACACTCTCCGGCCCGGACTCCTCCTCTGGGCGGTAGAGCTGCGATGATCGGTAGCCGAGATCGGGGCCTGACGGTTGGGGCTCGAAGACGAATTCGCGACTGATACATTCCCCGCTTTTCCCCTTGTAGACCGGGTAGAGGCGGAAACTCATGTTCAGCGCTCCAGAAACTCCGGGGGCACACCGTGACGTTCGGTCAGCACAGAGCGTACGGAGTCCTCGTCAAGGTGCGTTCCTGGAATGAATGTCCCCCCGCCTCCTCCTGGCAGGCGGTAGGACCATGCTTTACCGACCTTCCGGCAGTGCTTCAACAGCGCCTCCATCGGCCGCAATTCCTCGTACGGGACGCAGTACGCAGGACTTTTCAGTTTCCTGAGCGGGAATCTCGGCACCTCTCTGGAGGTAATGTAGCCACGAATCAGGGCATTGTCACGCCCTAGCACCACCCCGACGTATGCTTTCGAGGGTCCGGCCGTCCCCGCTCGCTCGAACTGTGCCGCATTTATCAGCATGTCGCCATCGTCCTTGGAGGATTTCACGTCCACGAAGATCCTCCCCACCCGGTAGTGATCGATCACGAAGTCGAAGTTGTCCGAGCGCCCTACCGGACGCTCCGATTTGAACCAGATATGCAGGGATTCCAGGTACCGCTCTACGACGAGCTCGCCGAGTGAGCCCTGGGTGTATCGGCCATCAAGCTCGAGGCCGGTGTAGTTCTTATGGCTGGTTACTGTTCGGTGGGAAGTGATCCTGGAGGCCCGCTCCTCTGCCGCGGACCGGATTTCGGCGCTGACGCGAACCTCGATCACTCAGAGCAAACGCGGTTGTTCGGTTGGGGCGCGTGCAAGATCGACATTCGGGACATTCCCCATTCGCTCGAGGATGCGAATGATCTGCCTCATGCAGGCCAACTGATGTTCCGATTCTTCCCGCGTCATGGCGCCCCTCGCGATCGCGCGCGGGTAAACCCCTTCCCTCATCGCGAACTCGCGCCTGGCAGCCTGAAGGCACTGGTCAAGCGTGGACTCCTTCACACGTACTCTCCAACCTGCTCGGCCCCAACGAGCCTAACGATCTCGTCGAACTCCATGTCCTGGACCTTGATCACAACCTCCGTATCAACCGGCGCCTCTCGCAGCCACCCGACCAGAAGCTCCATCGTATCGGAGAGAGTCGCGTCGGCTTCCGGAACCATCACGGCATCTCCTTCTCCAGTGACGACGTCCGGAGTGATCTTGATCACTCGGGGCATTCAACCCTCCTCGAAGTGCATCCGGGAGTAGGCGGCATAGGCGCGCTCGAACTCGGTCGCCATCTCGCAAGCCATCTTCGCGATTCTCGCGTAGTCACCGGGTTGCACCGCCCCCGGCTGTTTCGCGATCAGGCCCGCCAGAACGACCAGGCACGCCTCTCGGTATTTCTTCTCGTCACTCAATCCAGAACCCCCTTACCGATCTTGCGGTACATGATTAGGCGCTCGTATCCGAGAGCCCCGGCGACACGATCCGAGATCCCGGAGCGAAGATTCAGAATCTCCGTGATCAGTTGCTTCCCTACGCCGATCTTGCGAGCCACGGTAGCGTTGGTCAGATTGAGGCAGGCATCCTCAATGACGGCCCTCATCTCGTCCTCCGTAAGGAGACGGGATCGGGACTTCTTCGCCTTCGTCATGTAGCAGATCCTCCAACGGCGGACCGGCCAATCCGCAATACCCTACCTCGAACCCCGCCGTGTTCTCCCCTGCCGGACGCCACGCCATGCACTTCTCGGATACGCAGAAACGCACGGGGCGTCCCTCGAACCGCTCGTGTCGCCCGCAACCCTCTGGTCCGCAACACGCCAGCCTGGAGGCTGTTTCTATCGTGACTTTCATCACCAAACGAGCGTTATCGCCGCTATGACGAGGATTGCTCCACAGAAGACGACGAGCCCGATGGAGGAGAAGAATCCGAATGCGAGGAGGATCGCCGCGACGACTGTTGCCGCGGCTCGTTTGACGCCAGGCTGAATTCCCTCAGAAACTTCTTCGCCTCGTGCCTCGGACAGGCGTAGTCGATCTTCTCCTCGCACGTGCAGGGAAGTCCCGTCGCGACGATTTGATCGTGAAGCCTCTCCACCACCCGGCGTGCCTCCATCAGTTTCGACCACAGCATCACCTCCGGTGCGCTCGCGATCACGTTCACCCCAAGATCGTAGTGCAGCAAATGGGACTCGCCAGGCCCCTTGATGACCACGAAAGGCAGCTTCACGTGATGAATAGGCATTTGCATTTTCCGCACTGCTTGAACTTCAGGATTGATGGTTCGAGCGGGATCTCGCGCAATGAACGAATATGACAATGAGGGCAGACGTCCATCTCGACTACTTTCTGCTGAAGCGGAGTCATCACTGAATACCCAGACACCTCAGCCCATTGTGCTCGCAGATCCATCAGCGCCAGATCACGTCCCATCGCCCGTCAGGACTGACGTGCACCTCGAGCGACCGGCTGCGTGCCACGGCGACCTGGCCGAGAACGCGGCCCGCGACATCGGCGGCGGCCTCGGGAACGAGGCCGACATAGGGCTTCGGATCCGGGAAGTGCATGACCACCCTGTCGTTGTGGACGCCGCAGCCGAAGGCCCACTGCCCTCGGCTCACGCCGTGAAGCTGAGGGGACGCCTTCGTCAGCTCCTCCTCAACGGCTTGCTCGCGGTCCCTGCGCATGGCGTCTCGCAGCTCGGCTCCCTGGTGCAGTGCCTCCTTCGTCCCCTCGCTCAGCTTGTCGCCCATCAGTACCTCCTGTTCCGCCACGCCGCCATGGTGTCGTGGGCTTGACGGCTGTAGCTTCCGGCGAACGCCTGGCGGTAGCCGAGAATCCGCACCACCATCGAGGCGAGCCACTCATAGTCCGCCGGCATGGCCTGCACTTTCGGCATCACGTACCGAGTCGGTCCGTCTCGCCGCCGCGGCCGGCGCTTCGGCGGCGGCCGGGGTGGGGCCGGCGGACGATTCCGCGCCTTGCCAGTTCCGTCCAGATGTCGTCCATCCCTCGATGGTACAGCCCCCTTTGTACCGGGTCAATAACGACTTCCGCTCCGGCTGGATCTATCGGCGAGCGACGCCGACTCCCACGCTGCGCGTCTCAGCCATGGACCCATTCGACCCTCACCGGACACCCGTGGGTTCGGGCGGCGGCTGGAGCCGGATCCGGGAGCGACCCTTCTCCGGCCCGTTGCCGCGCGGAGGCCGGTTCCCGAAGGAACTCGGTTAGCCGCCGCGCCCCTTCTTCTTGTGCTTGCGCGGATACTTCACGCCACCCTTGGTCACCGTCTGGCTGGCGCGGCCATGCCTTGCTCGAGTGCGTTCCGACATTGCCCCCTTGACCTTTTTCAACTGCACCTTCTTCCGCTTCTTCTTGTCGGCCGCGACGAACTCCTGCGCGGTCTTCTGATCGATGCCCATCTTGTCCGCGAACTCCCGGTCGTTCGCTGCCGCACGCATCGTACGCGCCTGCTTCTCTGATTTGCTCGGCATTTCAGTCCTCGCTTGCGCCATGGGCGAAGTCGATTCTACATCTCCGTGCTTCTCCTGCGGTTAGATGCCGCCTAGGGTTGCACATCCCTTTCCACTCGCTCCATCACCTTCAGCTTCGCTGGCATACGCTTGCCCTCGGCCTCCTGCCTGTAGCGCCTCCACGCGACCCAGCCTCCGACGCGCACCCCCTTGTACATCGCCACGCGCTTCCAGTCCGTCACGGCGAGGTCGCGCATCGCGAGGTCGAACACGGCGTCCCCCTGAGCGCGCGTCACCTTGACGCCTCCAGCACCCGAATACAGCACGTCGTGGATGACTGCAGCAGGACCCCACGCCGAGTCTGGCCCGTCCCCTGCGGGAGGCAACAGGCGCCAAAACAGCCTCGGTATGCTCGCCCAATCGGACACGTACAGGTGCGGCACGACGACGGTCGGCACCCGCAGCGCGCCGTCCAAGATGAACAGGTCTCGATAGCCGGCGTCGATGACCGCGAGCATCGACGGCCGGTAGGTCACCGGCCTGTACACAGGCGACAGCACGCGCCACGTCCGCCCATCGACGTACTCGGTCATCAGAGGCAGTCCCGCAAAGCCCGTCCGGGCCTGCGCTTGGGACTCATCCATCGCCGTGCTCCTCCCCGCGCTTCAGTCTCCGGATGTTCTTCGACAGGAAACGGCGCAGGGACTGGATCACTCCGGCGCGCATTGCCCATCCGAGCAGGCAGGCCGGAGTGCCACAGTCGCCCTTCACATCCTCCAGCTCGTCGAAGTCCAGCAGCCCCCGCCGCAGCGCCTCCTGCGCCGCCGGCACCGCGCGCTCGCGCAACGCCACCAGCTCCTCCAGCAGCGGGCTCGTCGGCGCGAGGGCGACGGCTGCGGCTGCGGCCTGGCTTTCGGACATGTGCTTCATCCGTTTACCTCCCACGATACGCAGTCCAAGATGCTTCCGCGAGCACACGAATGTACGCGAAATATGAGACACGACGCGGAAGCATGTTCGCGAGCCACCTTGCAATCGAATCTAACTGCTTGTCGGTCATCGGTTTCATGTCAGTCTCCTAAGTGACCGCCCGTCCTTTGCGCTTGCTCACAGTCTGTCCTCCGGCCCGATAGACCTCGTTAGGCGCGGCTTTAGAATGATATCAAGCAGGGCTTCAACTGCCTGCTGATCGAAAGCCGTGTCGTCTGGGATAGGACTGTCGTAACTGAGGTCCCAGTCCATTGCGCGCAGAGTCTCGTACAGAGATTCGCTAAGCTCTCCAAGCATCTGCGCAAGCATTGGCCAGCGTTGCTGGACTTCTGGGTCTTGTGCAACCGTTTCAAGGTCGTTTTGAATTCTCTGTTGGACGTAATCCCAATGGCCTCCACTCATCTCTATTCTCCTTCGGCGTCTTCATTCTGCCCCGGCCCCGGCTCGCGCGCGGCGAGGATGCGGATCGGTGCGCCATTCACCGTCTCGTACTTCTCGCTTACATGGCTCCCGGTGATGTCGGCTTCGGTGATGTGGATGCCAGTCATCGCCATATCAGAGGCCCTCACCTGTTCCAGCGACGGAACGCTCGCAAAGTCTTGATGCAAGGAGGCGTCCCGTCGAACGTGATGGCGCGATCATCGATCGTCACCGTCGCCGGAGGCTTTTCGCGAGGGAACCCGATACGCTTCACGACCTCGGCGGCCCAGAGCCGGCCCATATCCGGCTCCCACGTCATCGCCCCAACCTCGAGCGCACGCCCCTCAGCCCACGGCTCCGCACCGTCAGCCGCGGCCGCGAGATGCCGTCGCAACCATCGCTTCATCGCGCGACGTCCGCCGAACTGATGACTCCGGCTCGACAGAATGCAGACCTCGAAGTGATCCTGCGCCTCTACCAGAAATCGCAGCATCCCCGGCACGGGCTCGTCCGGGATGCAGCGCGCACCCCTCCAACCGCTCGTGTAGGAGTGCAGAACACCATCGAAGTCGAGGCAAAGGATGGGCTTGCGGAACGCATCTCTCATCTCTGGCCCCTCGCTCGCTACAGCCGAAAGCTGCGCTTCAACTCAGCGATTCGGTCGGCGTCAGCCATCGTCATCAGCCTCCTGTCGGCAATCCGCACACAGGCCCCCAGCGTCCAGGACGCCCACGCCCCACCGCTCACAGGAGTCGCAAAAGGGCGGATAAGCTATCGCGTGCGGTTGGTCGCTTCGGGCCGAATCACGCAGGTAACCGAACTCGTCATCGCGGAGCCACTTCGCGCGCGCGCCGATAAAGTCGGTGCCGTACCAGTCCGACAGTATCGGCCACGCCAGTTTGCGTGCCTCGCGTGCGGTGTGCGCGAACACGAGGCACGCCCCTCCCCCCGGGACCGCGTCGTACCCCATGTACATGCGCAGGGGGCGCCCATCGTCAGCCATCGCCGCGCTCCTCTGGCCGCTCGCGCATCTCCCGCCCGGTCGGCGCGTTCCGGGTCCACTCCGCCGACGCCCAGACGTCGTACGGCTGGTGGTAGCGCACGCCGGCGTGCTCGCGCTCGAGGAACCCCCACCCCTTGACCCTGCGACCGTGTACGAACAGCGTCCACGTGCCCGGCTCAACCCGCGCCACCCGGTGGAAGGTGCGCGCGGTGATCACGTTCGGCGCGAACCATCGCACCCGGCGCATGACCGAGCGCCAGCCCTCGTGCGGACAAAGCCAGAGCAACCGCTCCTCGGTGTACCCGCCGACCAGCGGGATCCCGACCGACCAGGTCCACGGATGGTCGTGCACCTGGCGCTCTCCGTCCCGGCCGAGGAAGCGGTGCAGGTAGAGCGTCACCGGCCCGAGGCGGCCGAGGTAGTAACGCTCGAGGTAGGGCCGCCCTCCGATGAGGATCTCCCGGACCCGTAGGCGGTCGGAGACGCGGAGCAGCAGGCGACCAGTCGCGTGTTTCACTTCTTCATCGCTCCGTCGCGGTTGGGTCGCCTCGCGATGGAGGCGAATGTAAGGGATGGTACAGAGAATCTTGGATTCTTGCAAGGCTGCGAGTGAGGCAGGAATCATATGATAGTAGACGCGCGATGGGACCCGCGCGGGCTCCCCCACCCCCCCCCCTCCGCGCGCGCCCGACACCTTCCCCTCGGCCCCGGCCAGGCCGCCCCTCCCCCCACGGCGCCCTCACCTCCGGCCCGCACCTCCGGCCGGCGCTCGGCGAGCTGCTCGTGGTCGAGCTCGCGCAGAGATATGCGGCTTGAGCGGCGGCGTGCCGGGACGATCCTGTCCTGGATGCGACACGCGCACCGTGATGACGTGAGACAGTACGTGAGCAGATGAGCGTAACAGCCCGCGGCACCGAGAGATTCGGGGCGGGCGAGGATTTGACATAATGACGATTCTGCGAACCAGCGGCCTCCGCGGCCTCCGCGGAGCCAGTCGGCCGCTGGGTGCACACAGACGTCCGCCCGGCCGGGCGCGCCATCGTCGTCCTGGCGCGCACCACCTACGCGCCAGCCGCTGGCGACGACGAGCGAGGGGCCGGCGAGGACCTGCCGGCGGGGAGCCGGAGGCCCAGGCCGGGAGCGCGGCCCGGCCGAGCGAACGACCCGTATGGTACTGATCTCGCGCATCTCCCGCCACTATCCGCGCGGTATGACGCACACGACCGTTGCCTTGACCGTTGCCTTTCGGCCGTCTATACTCTCTCCCCAGAGACACCTGGAACGCCCACCGCTGAGGCGAACCGATGGAACGGCAGCAGCCGCAAGTCACTGTCTGGAAAGCAGTATCCCCCCTCGTCGAGCGCGGGGCGCTCGTTGTCTCTCACTCCGGCTCGCACCGCGAGCCCCTGACGATGAAGCGAGGAGACCACCTCATGAAGCGAGGAGACCACATGGCCACAGAATATTCTTGCTACGAGTACCACGACGCCGAGCACGGCGTCGTGGTGGAGATTCGGCTCGCCCGCGCGCCGGGCGAGCTGACCTTCGCCGAGACCGGGAGCCGGACGTACCGGCTCCCGGACGGTCGTGAGTGCGACCCGGACGGGTCGCACCCCGAGGAGTGGAGGGCGCGCCCGAGGTAGCGCGCCCTCCACTGAGGCAGCCCGCCTCCGGGCGGGCTGCCGCGTGACCACCCACCACCAACGAAGGAGAACACAATGGCTATTTTCTACCGCGGCCCCACGGCCGACAACTACGGATACTCCCCCGACCGCGTGACGCCGGGGCCCGTCCCGCTCGGCTCCGAGGAGCCTTGGGACGAGCTCGAGGCGCTCGACTGGCTCGAGGTCGGTGACCTCGAGCACGGCGACCTCGTCGCCGACCTCTTCCTCGACGCGGACGGCGTGCTCCGCGCCGACCGAGCGGAGGCCGTCGAGGGCGAGTGATGATCTCGCTCGGCCTCGCCCGCGCTCTCGTCGCCCTCACGCTGGCGCTCGCCGGCGTGATGGTGGCGATTCCCTACTGCTGATATATCAGGAGGGCCCGGCGCGGGGCGCGGGCCGCAGTCGAGCGCCTCCGGCCGGACGACGAGGACGAGGGCTTCGACTGAGGGAGTCAGGTCGCAGCCCGCCTCCGGGCGGGCTGCCGCGTGACCACCCACCACCGACGAGGAGAGGAGATGACATCCGACCACCCATTCGCCCGGGCGGGCCTCGGCCCGCCGCCCTACCGTATCATCGGCGTCACGGAGCGCCGCGGCCCCATCGTGTACGAGCGGGGCGGCGTGACCGTGACCATCGGCAGCCCCGGGCAGCCGATGGGCTCCTGCCACTACTGCGGACAGGGGATCGCCGAGATTTGGGCGGTCCGCGCCTCGAACGGCAACGAGTTCGAGGTGGGCTGCGACTGCATCCGCCGGGCGTCCGCTGCCGCGAAGGACCTCGGCGACAATACGCTCGACCGCGAGCGGCGGCGCATACAGCGCGAGCAGCGCCACGCTCGCGATGACGCGCGGATCGCTGCGGCTCAGGAGCGGCTCGCGTCCGCTCGCGACGCTGTCGCCGCGCATCCCCACCCGACCGAGTACCGGGCCCAGCAGGGGGCCACACTCGCGGACTGGTGCGACTGGATGTTCGCGCGCGGCGGCCGTGCCGGGAAGATTCGCGCGGCGCGCGCGGTGGAGCAGCACGCCGCCGAGTGATCAGGTCGCAGCCCGTCCTCGGGCGGGCTGCCGCGTACCACCCACCACCACGAGGAGCAGCATCATGACGAACGCAATCTATCGTTGGCCGGACGACTCTGCGCGGCTCGCCCGTAAGTACGGGCAGCCGATCCGCCGCGCCCGCCGCGTGAGGCGCGAGCGCAACCGCCGAGCGACCCTCCGCAGCCCGCCCAGCCTCCGCGAGCGGCTCGACGCGCGCATTGTCGCGCGCTGGGAGCCGGTGATCGAGGCGGCGGGATTCCCCGCCGCCATCCAGGAGCGCCACGGCGAGCAGCGCCTCCAGGTGGCCGGCCGCGGACCAGGCGGGTGCTGCCTGCTCCGCGCCGAAGGGCACAGGTACTATTCGCCGCAGGTCGGCTCGTGGCCGGCGACCATCTCATACATCTGCGGCACCGACGACGGGCAGCCGTGGGTCGAGCGCGTGAGCGCGGCAGCCCGCACGGTGCCCCAGGCGCTGGAGGAGATCACCCCGCGCGAGGTGCGGGGCGCGCGCGGGCGCCTCGACGCCATGATCCTGCGCCAGGGCGACGTCTGGCTGGTCGGGCGCGAGTGCGAGCGCCCGGCGGCGGCCGAGTCCCAGATCGCCACGCTGACCGACGATCTCGCCGGGACCGGCACCGAGCGACACTCGATGCGCCCGCACCGGCGGCTCGGCGGGATCGTAGTCGAGCACCCCGAGCACGAGGAGGTGTACCTGCCCTGCGGCTACACCTGGCGAGCGTATCAGACCGGCAGCCGGCGCGTGCGCGGTGGCTGCGGGGACTAGTGATCAGGTCGCAGCGTCCCCCGCTGGGGGGCGCTGCCGCGTGACCACCAACGAGAGAGAGAGGAGACACGACATGCAGGCGAGATCAGAAGATGCAGCCGAGTACACCCCCGGCACGAACCTGACCCCGGCCGAGGCTGAGGCAATCGCGCAGGCTTTGCACATCCTCGAGTCACGGGCCGCGGCGCTCCGAGACCGCCCGCAACTCTCGAGCCCGAGCGAGACCCGAGACTACCTGCGCCTCCGCCTGGAGGCGCTCGAGCACGAGGTGTTCGCCTGCCTGTTCCTCGACAACCGGCACCGGGTCATCCGCTTCGAGGAGCTGTTCCGCGGCACCATCGACGGCGCCTCGGTGCACCCGCGGGAGGTGGTGAAGCGCGCGCTCCGCCACAACGCGGCGGCGGTGATCCTGGCCCACAACCACCCCTCCGGCGTCGCCGAGCCGAGCCAGGCGGATCGGGCCCTCACCCGGCGGCTCCAGGACGCGCTCGGCCTCGTCGAGGTGCGCGTGCTCGATCACTTCGTGATCGGCGCCGGGGTCAGCACCTCGTTCGCCGAACGTGGCCTGCTGTGACCCCACCAACGAGAGAGAGAGGAGACACGACATGAGCACCTACTACATGCAGCTGGATGGCGACTGCGGCTCGGACGAGATCGAGGCCGAGAGCATCGAGGCGGCGATGGACGCCGCCCTGGAGTGGGCCGCCGAGGGCGATTGGGACGCCGCCCAGGAGGGGACGGAGGACGTGTACGGCGGCTGCGCGGACGTGGAGGTCCGCGTGTGGCGGGAGGACGAGGAGGGCGAGATCGTCGAGGAGGAGAGGGATACCTACGCCATCCCCACGCTCGGCGACCTCCAGGAGCAGGCGCTCGCCGACGGCGAGATCCTGGCCGAGGACGAGGGCGAGTTCTCGACGCGGAGAGTCGTGCGGGTCGGCAACGACAACTACTACTACCAGCACGTCAACGGCGGCGCGCGCGGCGCGCACGACCGCATGTGCGGTGATGGCGTATGGCGGGAGCGGCCGATAGAGCAGGCCAGGCCTCTCTCGGTCAAGGAAGCCAGTGCGCTCATGCTGGACATGGGCGTCGAGCCGCAGGACATCGCTCGGCTCACGCGGTGATCAGGTCGCAGCCCTCCATCCGGAGGGCTGCCGCGTGACCACCAACGAGAGGAGGATAAGTCATGCATGGCGAACGGGATGATGTACTGGGCCTGCCGAGCTACACGGTGCTAGCCGTCGCGCACGACGGCGAGCTCGTCTGCGAGGACTGCCTCGCAGACGAGGGCGAGCGCGCGGTGTTTTACGACGAGCCCGACCAGGATGATGACGACGGGGTGTCGCCCGTCTTCGTCGAGGAGCTCGAACTCGACGACGTGTGCGGGCGCTGCGGCCTGACCATCCTCCACTGAGGAGCCGACATGACTCAGCCCGATCTGGAACTGTGGCGATGAAGCACCGGCACGTCGCTCACCACGGCCACGGACCTTATGTGTTCCGGGGCCCGGTCGCCCGCCGTGAGGACCAGAACCCACGCGCCCACGGAGGTGGGCGATACATCCAGCTGTGCAACTGCGGCGCCACGCGCGAGATGCTGCTCAACGGGCAGGAACTCGAGCGCGGCCCCTGGGAGGAACCACGTGAACACGACTGACATCCTGATGCGGTGCGAGGGCTGCGGTGCCGTCCATCCAACGCATCGACTCCTGGGGATACCGCCCGAGACCATCCACGAGCGAGTGAGCCCGGGCGAGCCGATGCCCTACGGCGAGTGCCCCGACTGCGGGTCCGTTTGCCATGCGTTCCAGCCGTCCGAGGAGACAGGCCGGTGTGTCACTCTGTCCAGCACGCTCGGCGCCGAGATGGCACGCCGCTGGCGCCCCGTGGCCGCCCGCGTGCTCGCGCGCTGCTGGAAGCACGTCGTGTACGAGGTAGCGCAGCGCGTATCCCCGCTCTCGAACTTCGATGCCGCGCCGGCGGTAGCCGCCTTAGAGGATGAGGGACTTCTCCAGATGACAACCCTGGACGGCGAACGCATCGCGCTCGAAAACGGCATGACGCTGCGCTACGAGGTGCGCGAGGTCCAGGGGGAGAGACAGCGAGCGGTCGGGGGATGGGTCGTGGAAGCGCCCAGGCCCGTGACTCGAGACCAGATCGAAGCAACCGGGCACGAGGAGCCGGCATTCAAGTACGAGGAGGTGGTGTTTTCTCCGTCATTCTTCGGTGTGCTCCACGTCGCCATGATGCGCTCCATCGACGACTGGATCAGCGAGGTGATCGACTGCGCGCACCGCGATACGGCAGCATCCGACGTCGGACAGAAACACGGGAGCCCATAATGATCTACACCATCGTAGGACTGACCGCCGACGATCAGCCGCTCACTGAGCGCGTCGATGCCGATACCCCGGATGAGGCCGCATCTCTCGCGCTCTCCGTCCACGATCTGGACGAGGTAATCGCCGTGTTCGAGGGCGAGCTGGTCCAGGTGGGGGGGTACCGCTGCGCCGAGCACCATGCGAGGTATGTCTCCGGCGCGCGATTCGAGGGACGCAAGGAGCACGAGGTGACGTTCATCGACACGTACGGGCACGCCGCCCCGCTCAGGATGCCCGTGATCGATGGCTTCCAGCGGCACTCCCCGACCGGCTTCTCGTGGGGCCATGGTGGCTCCGGACCGGCGGATCTCGCGCTCGCCATCCTGCACCGCTCCATGCTCTACATGACCGGCAGCCGGATCCGCGCCGACGACTACGCGCTGAGGTACCACCAGAGCTTAAAATGGGACGTGATCGCACACATGGATCACTCCGCCTTCACCCTCTCCGTGCGGCAGGTCATGTCCTGGCTCGACACCCGGGTCGTCAAGGTGCAGAGGCTGATGGCATGAGCTCATGACCCCCTTCCAATTCCAGCAGGCTTTGCAGCGGAGCTACCTCCGCTCCCACAAGACCATCGAGGGGACGCGCCTCGTGCTGGTCGAGGGGTACACCGTCGCGGATGCGGCACGGGAGACGGGGCACCACAGGCAGGCGATCTCGCGAGCCCTGGCATCGTTGGAGATGGCGACGAAACGGCTCCGAGGCTGTCCGCTGAACTGGGCCTGCATCACCGTGTGCGTGCCCATCGGAGGACCCTCGCGGGAGGTGCGCAACATCGAACGACGAGAGCTCCACCGCCTCCAGATGCACCGTGGTCGATAGGCCAGGGAAGGGATGCGTTTCGACCTTTTTCAGATCGATCTCGACTCCCTCTCAGTGTACTCCAGTATCCCGCTGGGCTGATCGTTGAGAGCCCACCTGCCTTGCATGTAATAGAGGATCGCGTGCGAGGCAGCGACCCACCCGACAGCCTTGCAGGCCGCGTAGTGCTCAGACGCCATCCGGAGCAGCCACGTGCGTTGCATCGGCGTGAGCCTGGGGCGCTGCGGGGTCTTCATCTCGATCCACAGACCGTGGTATCTCCCTACGGCAGTGGCGAGGAAAAAATCGCTGACTCCTGTGCGTACCCCCATCGCCGCGAGGATCATCCTCTGCACCTTGGAGGGGCGTTCGTTCGGCACGTGGATCAGGCAGTCGCGCACCCGGGATATACCGCAGGTCTGGCTCCACTGCACCAACGCCTTGCACTCCAGCTCCTCCGGCTTAAGTGGCATCGTCCGCGCTCCTGGACACCCCAGCACGTTCCCATACATCGACGCCTAGGGCTCGACACACCTTGTCGAGCAAGTCCACCTGGCGCCCCCAACGAACTTCCCACTCCTCGACGGAGCGAAACCGACCCATGCCGGAATCGATGCCGAGAGATCCCACGTGCAGCGCGTAGTCCAACGGGATCACTAACCAGTCGGACGATCTCTGCGCCATGCCTGGAGAGCGCAGCCCGGGCACCTCGAGCATAGATCCCCCGTGACAGTGGTGCAGCGTCACGGCGCCCGTGGCCTCGGTGACGATACACCCGAGAGCCCTAGCCTGCTGCCAGTGCCTTACGATCTCCGCAGTCTTCCTTCGTGCCATATTTCCACTCATACCAGTCTACTGGGCCGCCCGGGCGATTCACGCAATGCGGGCTGTACTGAGAGTGCGGGTAATGATAGGGGCAGCGCGATGACCAACACGTCTGTTTCCGCCTGTCGATCTTCGCCCGCCTGTGGTTGTCAATCCGCCAGTGGCGACGCGATCCGCGGCCTGGGCACTTCGGCACGTACCGCAGCGGCGTGGTTTCCACGTTCCCCAGGATCGCCTTCCTGGTCCAGCACCTACGCCCATCCGGAAGTTTGTTGTGGCAACGGTAGGGGTACTTCTTGCGCCGGTAGAGCTCTCTCATCCCTTTTCGTTCCCCCATCCTTGCCAGCCATCACGCGGTTTCCCGCGCACGAACAATTCGACCTTCGTGAGCTCCCCATCGTACATGCCCTCGATCACGGCGTAGGTCTCAGACGGTTTCCGGCTGTGCGCGCCGAGCGGAGCCTCGATCACGGATGAATGGATCTCGTTCGATGTCGGAAGAAATGACCCCCGCGTGGCGAGGAACAGAAGCTCGTGCTCGTTGCGAACGTACCACCCCGTTCCAGGGCGACGCATCGCGGTCTTGCGCCATGCGATGTTCGTCTTGTACTCGAACCCCCATCCTGAGCACACCCTCAGCCCGTCCGGAAGCAGGGCGTTCGGCACCCACAGGAACAGTGCCGCACTCGCCTTCGCTTCGAGATCGATACGCTCGAGGAGTCCGACGAGCTCGTCAGTCGGGATGGTCGCGTAGTGCTTGCCGGCGGACTGGTTCAGCCCGGTGTCCAAGAACTCCCACGGCGGGTCGGCGAGGATGATGTCGGCAGGGCCCAAGGCGGGATCTGCATTCTCCTCGAATCCCGCCCGAAGCTCCTTTCGCTTCGCCTCCTTCCTGGCATCTCGAACCCTCCGGCGAAGCTCGTGTACACCTAGATCCTCTCGTACCGCCTCCTTGAGGTACCGCTCCTGTTCCTGCGGTGCGAGCGCAGCCACAGACTCGTGATGAGACCAAGACAGCGTCGCGCGACGGCGCGACTTCGGCACGCACGACGACACCCACCTCAGGCTCTGCAGGCTGCTCTCCGCGTACATCCTGGCAACCTCCTCCATGCCCTCGTCGAGCGCCTGGGTGTAACTCTGAGGAAAACGGTCCTCACCGTAGACCAGCCAGTCGCCGATCCACCACTTCACGGCGCGCCCCATGAGCTTCAGGGTCTCCCCGGCGGCCGCCCACTGCTCGAAGGTGAGTCTCTCGGATAGTTCGAGCCGGGTCTCCTCGTACACGACGCCTTCGTGCACCACCTCGGCTATGGCCTTGCTCACTGCACCCTCCTCCGGTGACTTTCGACCCACGACTCCGACAGCCAGTCCACCTCGACGTCCCTCTCCGAGGGAAACTCCACCGACACGCTGAGTCCCTCCTTGAACGAGCGCGCAGCGAGATAGTAGGCCGACCGATGCCCCGTGAAATCCTTTGTTGGGAGGCCGAACACGAACAGCCCAGAACACTCACTTGGAGGTCGGAAGTTCGACAACGACCCCGGACCGAGAACTGCCCACACAGGAAGATTCCATGGCAGCATGTTGCTTACCGCGATCGCGTTGGCCACCCCGACCGTCACTCCTAGCTGCAAATGATCCTCCTCCGGATAGGGATAAACATGGACGGCGGACCCTACTCTCCACCCACCTCCATCGGGGTCAGTGATCACGATCCTCCTTTCCGCCTCATCACTATCCAGCAGCATGGCGTTCAGCGCGAACACCCGACCTCTGGGATCGTAGATGCGGCAGAGCAACGCAGGATATTCGTGCCCCTTCCACTTCACGCCATAGTGATACCGTAGATCTGCCCCCTTCGGCTTGATCCTGCGGGACTGGAAGAATCCGACCGCCTCGGTGAGGCTGTCGGTCGCTTCATCCCATATTCTGCTGACTATGTTTTTCCTCTCGCTCACGCGCCTTCGCTCGCTTGATGTTGAGGTGTGTAATGAACGCTCGCACGTCCGGGGAGGGATCGACAGACCGAGACCGATCTATCGATGTCGGGGGGTTCTTACCGAACCTCTCCTTGTAGGCGTAGTACGCCCACCCGGGCTTGTAGCCTCGGTTGCGCGCATGGCCTAGCAGCATGGCATACCAGCGTTCTTTCTCTCTGATCGTCGCCTCCGATTGCGTTTCTCCCTTCCGTGGTACCTCCCCGAGCTGCGCATCGACGTAAGCCACCTTCGATGGGCGTCGCTTCGGCGTGTGCCCACATTCGGGGCACTGTGCGCGCCCGACGTAGACGGCAGAGCACTCCGGGCAACAGATCGGCCTTGCCTCCTTGGCTGCTCTCTGCTCCTGGACCTCGTTCACCACCTTCTCCGATGGATCCAGGCTCCATCTGATCTTCTCCTCCGGGAACCCGTGCTCGTACAACGCGCCGGAGTGATCGATCACGATCAGATCACGCTTGCCGGGCCACGGGCGCATACCGCGACCGACCATCTGTAGATAGAGAACGATGCTGCGTGTCGGGCGCGCGAGAACGACGCAGCCGACATCCGGCTGATCCCATCCCTCCGTGAGCACCTGACAGTTGCACACTACCTGCAGATCGCCATCGCTCAGTTTCCTGAGCATCTGGTCGCGTTCCTGGATTGGGGTATTCCCGTCAAGGTGATCCGCGGCCACACCCGATGAGCAGAATGCACGCGCGAGGTGAATGCTGTGCTCTACGCTGCTCGCGAAAACGACCGTCTTGCGATTCCCCCCATGGAGAGCCCACTGCTCTATCACGTCGCCCACGAGCTCGGGGCGGTCCATCTTCTCGGCCAACTGCTCCTCGACGTAGTCGCCGGCACGTACCTTCACCCCCTTGAGATCAGGGATCGATGGCGCGAAGAACCTGGTCGGCACCAAATAGCCTTCGTTGATCAGTTCCGTGAGTGATGGGCAGGAGACCATCTGCTCGTAAACTTCGCCCAGACCGCGCCCATCCTTACGGCACGGCGTCGCGCTGAGCCCCAGGACCAGGGCTTCCGAGTATGCGTCGATGAGGTGGAGATAGGTCTTCGCCATGGACCGGTGAGCTTCGTCGATCACCAGCAAGGACGCAGGGGGGAGTTCGATACGGTCTCGGATCACCCCCCTATGCCACAGGGTCTGGATGCTGGCGACCTGCATCTGACGAGACTCGAGCGGCATCTCTCCGGCCATCATCACGCCGTGAGGGATGCCGAAATCGTAGAGCTTCCTCGAGCACTGGTGGATCAGCTCGCGCCGATGAGCGAGGAAAATCCCGGGATTCCCTTTCTTCACCAGGGAGTCCATCACCATGCACGCGATGATCGTCTTCCCTGCCCCGGTCCCGGCCTGGAGGAGCACCCTGCGTTTCCCGGATGAGAAGGCTCGCCTGAGATTTTGGAATGCCTGGACCTGGTACACCCGGGGCTCGATCTCACCGATCGGCTGGCGGAACGCTTCGAGCTGCTCGGGCACAGTTTCTATCTACCCCTAGTGGATCCAGTAGCTACCATCTTGTAGACCGTAGTTGTAGTTAGGATCGGGTGACAGCCTGACACCCGGAGCCGGGTGACAGCCTGACACCCGGAGCCGGGTGTCAGCGTGACACTCGGGCCGGGTGACAGCCTGACACCCGGCCGGCTCATCTTGAGACCGATAGCTGATATTGGTTGGATAACTGCCGGTTATTAATGCCGTCGCGGCGGCGAACGACGGCGAGGTACTGGTGATCCTCCAGCCATGCGATCGTGCGCACGACCGTCCGGTGACTCATGCCGCATTTCTCCGCGATTCCGTCCATCCCGGGCCAGCAGTAACCTCGGTGATCGGCGTGATCTGCCAACGCCAGCAACACCAGTTTGGCGAGCTTGGGTAGGTCTTGATCCCACGCCCACTTTGTCGCTGCGACGCTGATGGAGGTCCCCCCCGCGCCCCGCGAGAGAAAAGAAGGCGGCGACCGGGCGGGGGCCGGGCTGTGTCCCCCGGGGGCCAGACCGGGGTAGCCGCCAAGCGAAAGGTACCGCGAGGCGTGACCAACCGCAAGCCTGCCACACCTGCCCGTACAAGGCAATACTTACGTTCTTGACTCTGCCTTCGGCAAGGAGTATCGTCGCGAGGCCGCTACCCGGAACAGACCATGACGAAACACTCGATCCTGGGGGAGAGTGCCGAGCGCCGCCCGCGCCAGGCACCGATCGCCGGGCGCATCCGCCCGGGCACGAAGGTGCCGAGCAAAAAGCTCCTCGAGGACAAGCGGGCGAAGTACATCTTCGAGCAGGGGCAGAAGAACGGAGTCCCGATCGACAGAATCGAGCGGGCGATCATCAAGGACGAGCGGACGACGTTTGACTTCCGGAGTCGTCCGTTCTATCCGATCAACACTCCATGGTTCCACGTGATCGAGAGCGACTTTCCGTCGCGCGAGCACGTGGACCTCCTCCTGAAGCTCTACGGTGAGGTGAGGAAGGGAGTCCGCCCCGACAACGACGAGCCGTACCCGGACGAGCCGATGCTCTATCGGTTCCCCGTCGTGCTTTCGTCCGACGAATGGCTCAGCAACATGCCGCACGAATACCGCTGCATGAAGGGGACCAAGCTCACCTACTGGTCGGAGTACGACGAGCACGGAGTGCGCTACTGCAAACAGTGGGGCTCCGTGGAGATGGTCGGCGAAGGCAAGGCGCGCCGCGCGCGCCGTCCGTCGCAGGGGCGACCCATCGAGATCCGCACCGACCTCGACCCGAAAGGGAAGTGCCTGCCGGACATCTGTCCGGAGTACCAGGAAACGAAGTGCAGGCTCGCCGGCCGCCTGCTGTTCTACATCCCCGGAGTCCCGCTCGGGGCGGCGTGCGAGCTGCGCACGACGAGCTACTACAGCATGAATCAGTGGATGGGACAGATGGAGGAGATCGAGGGGGTGCGCGGCCGGATTGCCGGAATGGCGCGACTCCCTGACGGCCGCGCGGAGCCCATCTTCTGGGTGCACAAGGTGTGGGACACGGTGTCGCGGATCGATCTCTCCACGGGCGAGGCAGTTCAGACCCCGCAGTGGCTGATCCACCTCCACGTCCCGCTCGACATGGCGGCGCTCGCCGCGGCCGAGGAGAGAAGGAGACTGGAGGCTTCCGCGCCCGCGCCCGCGCTCGAGCACCGGCGCGAGGACGAGCCGATAGACGATGTCGCCGCGGACGACCCGACTCCGTCGGAGGACGCAGAAGCGAACGACATCCACCCAGACTCCATAGAAAACTTCGATGACGATATACCATTCTGACCGGAGGAGATCATGGTCAAATCCATAGAGCAGTTCGTGGCCGCAGACGGCGAGACGTTCGCCACGCTGGAGGAGGCCGAGCGCCACGAGCACATCATCCGGATCACGCCGGACGCGGAAAGCTTCGCTCGAGTGTACGCGAGCGAGCGCGAGGCAGACGGCAAGCGGTTGATCCCTCAGATCGTTCGGCACGTGCTCGGGTGGGAGCAGTGGAAGCTCGACAAGCATGAGGAGACCGAGGTGATCCCGGACGACGATTCGATCCCGCCGGCGAAGACGGGCAAGACGAAGAAGTGAAGAATTGCGAACCATGAAGATCGCCCACTTCTCAGACCTCCACTTCTGCGATCCGTACCTCGCCGAGGTGCGTCGGTGCTTCCATCACGCGGTTTCCCGCGCCTGCAACGAGCAGTGCGGGATCGGCGTGATCACGGGCGATCTGTTCGACCGTCGCCTCGACGTGCACTCGCCCGCGGTCTCGGCCCTTCTTGCCGAGGTCTACGATCTCGCCAGCTACATGCCGGTGATCATCCTCCAGGGCACCTTCAGCCACGACGTCCCGGGGAGCCTGGACGTATTCAGGACCCTCACGCCACTCTACCCGGTGTGGGTCGCAGATCGGATCTCCCAGGTGGTGCTGATCGAGGACGCTAACGACGGCCTCGAGTGGATCGCCAGCCACGCCACCACTTTCACCAAGCATGAGCTGGACGATCTCGACGGCGCCATCCTGGCGCTGTTCTCCTGTCTGCCGGCCATTCACAAAGGGGCGCTCGCGGCAACCGTGGGGGCCGACGAGGCGGCCGAGGCCGCCGGGGACGCGGTGCACCAGATGCTCCGCGCCTTCGCGCCGGCAAACGAGATCATGCGGAGCGGCCGCCCGTCGATTCCACCGACCGTACTGCTCTCTCACGGCACCGTGGTCGGCTCCGTGACCGAGCAGGGAGTCCCGATGCACGGACTCGACCACGAGTTCACCGAGGCCACTCTGTTCGCCTCCGAGGCCGCGGCCGTGATGCTCGGCCACATCCACAAGCACCAGTCCTGGAGCCGCGACGGGATGGTAGGGGCCTACCCGGGCTCCATCGGCCGACTCCACTTTGGCGAAGTGGATCCGAAAGGCTGGCTGCGGTGGGAATTCAGCCACGATGGACAGGTGGCGACGCTCGCGCTCTGTGAGACGCCGGCGAAGCGGCTGGTCGAGCACACGTTTGAGGGACCACCCGACATGGAGATCGTGAAGCGCATCGCCGCCGAGGCCAAGGATGCCCACGTGCGGTTGCGGTGGTCGGTGGACGAGGAGCACGCCCATTCGGTGGACCGGGCCGCGATAGAGGAGTTGTTCGAGGCCGCGGCAGAACTGAAGTGCGAGCCCCGGGTGCTGCCCATCCAGCGGCAGCGGGCGGCAGGGATCACCCAGGCCACGGGGATGCACGAACGACTCGATCGATGGATCGAGGTCACGGACTCGCGCCACCATGAAGCCGAGCTGATGCAGCGGCTTGCGCTGCTCCAGTCGGAGACTCCGGTGGAGAAGCTCGTGGCCCTGGAGCACCTGGAATGAAGCCCCTCTATCTCAAGCTCGACAACTTCATCGGTATCCGGGACGGCCTCGGGCGCGACTCGTTCGAGATCGATCTCGCTGGCTACGAGGGGCTCGTGGCCCTGGTCGGGCCGAACGGCCGTGGGAAGACGACGGTGCTCGACAACATGCACCCGTACCGGCTCATGCCATCGCGAGCTTCGTCCTACTCGCCGCGAGCATTCAGCTTCTACGACCAGACCCATCTGAAAGCCCGCAAGGAGTTTGCGTGCGAGCACGAAGGTGAGGCGTATCGCTCCATCGTGCTGATCCACGGCGGGGGAAAGTCCAGGAAGCAGGAGGCATACCTCCAGATACACCGCGCCTCTCGTCGTGTGGATGCCTCGCTCGATCTCAGCAATGCCGAGTGGGAGCCCGTCACCCTCCCGGATGGGACGACCTCGGACGGGAAGACGGACACCCACGACGCCTGTGTAAGCTCGATCTTCGGATCGCCGGAGCTGTTCTTCTCGTCGGTCTTCTCGGCACAAGGGCGGGGCCACCTCTCCACCTACCGACAGAGCGACATCAAGGGGCTCCTCAGCGAGCTCCTGGGGCTCGCCGAGGTGGAGGCCCTGGGCGACCGGGCCCGGGAGGTCAGGAGGGGGCTCAGGGCGCGCCTGGAGGCCCACAGGAGCACGCGGGAGGACGTCGAGAGCACCGAGGCACGCCTGAAGCAGGCGCGCTCGGATCAGGCCGAGAAGGCGGCCGAGGTGGAGCGGCTTGTTGCGGCGCACAAGAAATGGGAGGAAGCCCTCACGCGCGCCCGCGAGGACCTCGTGAGGGAGGAGGAGCGGGCAAAGGCGGCCGAGGCTGACATCGAGCGCCGGCGTGCCCTCGAGAGCGAGCTACAGGCCGCACAGGAGGCGACGGAGCAGGAGGTAGCCAAGTACCGCGCCGAGTCCCGTGACGAGCAGCAGCGGCTTTCCCACGCCCACCAGGAGGCGCTTCGGGCGCGAGATCGGGCCGCCGCCCGGACACAGGAGATCCGACGTCGGATCGAGGAGAAGGACCGGCTTCTCGCCCGCGAGAGCCAGATCCGGCGCGCCGCCGAGGAGGTGAAGCGACTCGAGGCAGAGATCGAGAAGATCTCAGCCCAGATGGACGAAGCGCGTGTGGCGCGCGACGTCCGCTACCAGGCCGAGCGCGAGCTGCAGCGTATGCAGGCAGACGGGCAGGAGATCAAGGCCAAGGGGAAGCACCTGGCCGAGAAGCTCGAGGACGCCTCGGAGCGCAGCCGCCTGATCGAGGAGGTGCCGTGCGTCGGCACCGAGATGAACCAGACCTGCCAGCTACTCGGGAATGCGAGGGATGCGTCGAAGCGAGCCGTTCAAATCTCGGCCGAGAAGGACGAGATGCTGCAGCAGTACGAGGACCTCAAGGAGCGTGCCAGAACGTACAGGGAGGAGAAGGGGCTCGACGAGGCGGACACGACGGAGAGTGCCCTCTCCGATATGGACGAGACCAGGAAGGACGCTTACGCGAAGCTCACCACTCAACGAGAACTCGCGGCCGATGAATCGGCACTGAAGGGCGCCAAGGAGGAGCGAGGCCACCTCGAGACTGACGCGGCCGCCGCCGCAGAAGAACAGGAACGGCAGGATGCCGCCATCAAAAGCGCCGCAACCGCGGAGTTTGAAGCACAGGATCGGCACGCGAAGAAACTGCATGATCTCCAGAAGAAAGGCGAGGAGCAGGCCGCGAAGATCCACGCGCAGATCGAAGCGATCCCGGCGTACGACGCTGCCGCCCTGGAAGGCGCGCGCGAACACGTACGCTCGGCAGAGAGCGAAGCGGCTGCGTCGGATTCCGATCTCTCGGCTGCGAAGACAGCCGAGGAGTCCGCCCGCGCAAGCATACGGTCCTGCGAGGAGCACCTGGAACGGCTCGCCTGCGTTCGCGAGGAGGTGAAGACGCTGGAGAGGGAACTGCCGTACTGGCACGAGCTCTCGACCGCTCTCTCCACGGACGGGATCATCGCACTGTGCATCGACGACGCCGGGCCGGCGATCTCGTCGCTGGCGAACGATCTGCTGATCGCATGCTTCGGCTCACGGTACACGGTGAGCTTCAAGACTCAGAGCGAGGTGAAGAAGACCGGCGACATGAAGGAGGACTTCGACATCGTCGTCCACGACGCCGAGGGGGAGACCTCGAAGTCCGTCCGCTCCATGTCCGGAGGGCAGAAGGTCTACGTGGACGAGGCCCTGATGAAGGCCATCGCCCTTTACCTGGCGCAGTCATCCGGGCATAGATACCGAACCATCTTTACCGACGAGATGGACGGCGCGCTCGACCACGAGAAGAAGCTGGAGCTGGTGGCGATGAAGCGCGAGGTCCTCCGGCTCGGCGGGTACGAGGGCGAGTTCTTCATTTCTCACACCCCCGAGGTTCAGCAGATGGCTGACCACCAGATCAATTTCGGGAGGCTGTGATGCTCGTACTATCTCGCAAGCCACCGGAGTCCATCTACATCGGCGACGACGTCGTCGTTACGGTCCTCTCGATCGACAGGAACACCGTACGTATCGGAATCGAGGCCCCTAGACACGTGGAGATCAGCCGCGATGAAAACCGACTCAAGCAGCCGCGCGACGATCGGCGATCGGGTTCGTGACGCCCGACTGAGGCTGTCACTCTCGCAGGAGGACGTGGCCGCTCGCGCCGGGACCTCTCAGCCGGTCATTCAGAAGATCGAGAACGGGAAGTCGCTGCGCCCGCGGATAATCCCGGAGCTGGCGAAGGCGCTGTCCCTCACCCCCTCGTGGATCTCGTTCGGCGAGTACCCGCCGGCACTCGCCCGCATCGTCGCTACGTTGCGGGCAACTCCATGCGAGGTGGGACCGATCCGGAAAGGGAAGAAGAAGTACAAGGACTGCAACGAAGCCAGGGAAGACGGCGTAGAACTCGGGCCAGAGGCAGGCATCTGCTGGCCCTGCGATGTTCGCTGGGCCATCAAGACCATCTACTGAGGAGGCTGCCATGGAATCCGCCATCAACATGCTGTGTGTGTTCGCCCTTCTGGGGCTCGAGCCAGTGCCCGTCAGCCAGCCCACGGTCGAGGTCGTGACGTGGGAGCAGATGCGCGCGATGCGCCCCGAGGGAACGCGCGGCCGGGCCCTGTGGAATCCGGCGACGAACACGATCTACCGCACGGACGGCATCATGGCCGAGGCGGACGAGGCGGCCGAGGCCGCGAAGCTCGCCCTCTCGGCTACGCTCTACCCGGATGACCTCGAGAAGCGCCCGGCGTGGCTCGCAGAGAACTTCTATCGCCTCGACGGGCGTCACTACGGCCGGGTCGGCTTCGTCGCCAAGCACTACGGATCTGCTCGCGAATACTGGCCGCCGTGCACCTGACATGCTGAGCAAGAAGAACCCCGATATCGCGCTCCGGGAGCACGTACGAGATTCCGTGGCATCGACGCTGGTGGCGCGCGTACACGAAACGGATCCCGGACACCTCTATCGGGTGCTGATCCGGGAGATCGAGATCCCGGCGCTCTCGGCCGTGATGTCCTTCTGTCACGGAAACCAGAGCAAGGCGGCGCTTGTTCTTGGGATAAACCGGAAGACACTTCGGAGCAAACTGGAGTACTACGGACTCGCCGATTAGCGGAACGTGTCCTTGTACCAAAGCTTTGCGGCTTCCAGCGTTTCACGCTCCCTCGCAGTCAGGCTCTGGAGGAATCGCCCGCGGTCCCTGGCGGCGATCACTCCCAGAGGGCGACCCCGCTTCACGATTCTGTTGATGTCTTTTTTCGTCACGCCCATGGCCTTAAGATCTGCCATGGCGCGCTTCGCCGCATCCTTGTCCCCGTACCTCGTCGCGATCTTCCAGCGGTACGTCGCCTGGCTCCGTGCGGTCTGTATAGTGGAAAAACCGGACGTGCCGCGCTGTTTTTCCGCCCAGTCATACTCGAGCCCTTTGATCTTGTTGTAGGCGATCTCGCCAGCGTCCCTGCGGACAATGACGGTTTCCTCAAGGGACTGCGCATAGCCTCTCGACGGCCTGCCTGTGAACACGTCGTATTCATGTTCCGCGGAGAACAGCCGAGCTACGTGCCGGCCGCGATCGCGTATCGGCCTCGGGTTGAAGACGTCCGGGAAAAAACTTAGCCCGGACATCAACTCCAAGGGCGTCTTGATGACGGGCGTCAATCCCATGAAGATCTTATTGATTGGCGCCTGGGCAACTGTCTCGAGTAGATCGGTTGCGGTGCCGCGCCCCTTCTCGACGGCGGACATGACCGCCACCGCCTCCTGCCACCCGAACCAGTCGAGGAAGTCGGACAGCGCGCCCTGAAAGCGGATCAGGCGAATGGTGCCGTCATCGCTGCGCCCAAGAATGATGTGGAGACGAACGCGATCGTGGTCATTTAGTTCTTCTTCCTCGTCGCCGAACATCAGATGATTCCACGCATTCAGGATCATGAACAGCAGAAACATCCTCACGTAGAGCCCTGCCGTTAGGAGCGCCCCTTTTCTTGCGACCGAAGCCGCTAGCACTCCCGTTACCCTCGCGGTACTTCCGAAGCCCTGTTCCCATGCGTTACGGAAGAACCTGGTGTAACGCTTCGTGTTGATCTCCATCCACGAGTAGAAGTGGATAAGTTTCTGCCGAATCTCCTGTCCGTAGTGACTGACCGCGCCGTAATCCCCCACGAGCTCGCGGGCGAGTAGCCCCGCTACGGCATGAGGTCCTTCCGATTCATAGATCGCCTTTACGGCGTCGGGATTAGAGCCTCCGAACCCAATGTTTTCCAATGGGACTCCGCTGTCGAGCTTTTCCACATAATGTAGAAAGGCCGCGTAGCGCATCCAGTTTTCCCGGAACCGGGTGTAGTCACGAAGGCCATGCCACACTCTGGCGATGTTACTGACAGTGAACCTACCGGGCTCTCTGAGCGTGGATTTTTTGACCAGGTTGCGAAACTTCGACAGATAGTTGATGTCCGGGATCTCCTGAATCGTCAACCCAGAGTCGAAAACTCCCCGGTCCACGGCCTCTCGAAAAAGCTCGGAGGGCTCTGCGCGATCGTGCATCACATCGTACAATTCTCGGATCGCCCTCGGCAATTTCTTTAGAACGCTGGGCGCCCCCGCGATCACCGCATCCAGATCTCCGGACAGGTTGTTGAGGTTGTACTTGAGGACCCGCCTCGGGTTGATCAGCACCCACTGCCTCCACCACCTCAACGGATCACCGAATAGATGGTCAAACAGTCCATCATGCGGATCTGGCGCCATGTGTTCGAGAGTGGCTGCTAGTTCCTCCGGGATGACCAGTTCCTTTTTTTTCTGACCAAGTACGACGGCGTCCTTCATACGCCCCACTACGTCCCGTATGGCGCTTTTATCCACACTGGCAGGTGCGTATTCCTCGGCCATCCCTAGAAGGCGATTCATCACGTCTTCGCCGAACGTCTTGGCGGTGTAAAAGATATTGCCTTTCTCAGGCTGCCACGTGACGTAGCCGTCAGGGACTAGGCTTCTCCACGTCTTGTAGTTCTTCCCGAGACTCTCCTTCAGAAACTCCCGCCGTTCGCTCACGGCCTTCAGAATCATTCCCGCGGGAGCCGCGCCGGTCGCGTCGTTCTGTAGAAGCCACCTCAACAGCGGGAACAACTGCGCCTGAGCCTCGTCGCTGATCGCGCCGATCTGAGTTCGCTCCTCCAGAGGCACTCCCTCGGCCGCTTGCTCCTGGTGCTCCCGCGCCGAGTCGATCAACTCCTCGACGGCAGCCTGATACTGAGACGGCACCTCCGGGGCCCCATCGGCCAGCAGCATTTTCCCGAGACTCTGTGTCCCCCTGGCAATGCGCTGCTTGTACCCCTTCCACTGTTGGTCGAGCGGGCTGGTGCGATTTCCGTTTTCAAGCTCCCACCCGTTCTCCTCGATGTCCTGTGCGATGATGCCCTCCATCGCCGCGGTGTTCGCCATGCGGGCCTTGTTCTTGAGATCTCCCTGGATGTTGTAACGGTCGTCAATTTTGGCGATCGTTGATACTGCTTTCAGGTCGATCAGGGCGCGATGAATGAAGTCAAATTCGGCTTCGATGTAGTGTGCGTTGATGTCGTGTAGAGATCCCTCGCGCTTCATCGCGTAGCCTGGTCTCGGCTTCTTCACCTTCCGTGCGCTCTGGCCGCGTTGATTCAATCTCGCGTAGAGCAGAACTTGGTGCCGGAAGTAGTGCGGGTTGTTTGCCCGTTCCTCAGACAACACCCCAGCCTCAACCAGCCTGTCTCGCAGATCGGCCAGGAATCGGGAGCGCGTGCGCACTGCTTCCTGGACGTCCGGGTTATCGGCCACCGCTGCATCAACGTCGGCTTTGGCGGCGGCGTGGTCTTCAGGGCTCAAGGCGAAGGGCAACTCGTGCTCGTTGTCAATCTCCCATTGGAGATCGTCGAGAAGAACCTTTCTGGTGAACAGGTCGAGATCCTTGTCGTTGAACTTTCCCACAACCCTCTGCAACCTGCGCACGGCTTCTTCTTTAGCCGCCTCCGGGGCAGCCTCGAACTCTCTCAGAATCTCGAACGCGGGAGCGAAGAACGGCGTGTTTGGAAGCTCAATGAAGTGCCGGCTGATCCCATGCCACGTGTGCGTTATGTGGTCCCGGACCCTTTGAACAAGGCTTCGCTGATCTCCGAGACCCTTCTTGGCCTCCTGGTACCGACGCTCCTGCTCGTCGGTAGGCATCCTCACCGAATGGGCACGTGCACCCTTCCGGGCACGGCGTTCGGTCTGGGGCCGAGGCCGGCGCGCAGCAGCGCGCACCAACATCACGATGTCGTCGATGGACAGCCGCTTCACCACGCCGATGCGGAACAGGAAGGCCCGGATCCCGGACACCACCCGGCGTACCAGCGAGAGCTTGTGGTTCGCCGGGTCCTGGACCACGTAGGCGAGGGTCTCCTCGTCCTCGCTGGCGTCCGACCGCTTCTTCCTGGCCTGCTCGCGGGCCCTCCGAGCCGCGTTGTTCCCCGACGCCTCGAGGCCGCGAAGCTGCCGTAGCACCCGGTCGAACAGATCTTCGCCGAGCAACCCCTCGAGACCGTAGTGGACCCCCACCTCGTGCAGGAACAGCCCGTAGGCGTCCTCCTTGCCCATCTCGTCGGCCACCAGGTAGGCGCGGTGGTTCTCGAAGTCGTACACGCCGGCGCCGGCGTCCTTCTGGAGGTGCTCGGGGAGCTCGCCGCGAGACTGGACGAGCGTGATCACGCCGAGCTGCTCGAGGTGGCGCAGCGCCTTCTCGCCCACCTGGTCAGCGATCGCCTCCCGAGCCTGGCGGACGGTGGTCGAACGCCCCGTGGCCGCCGCCGGCGCGCTTCGTCTCGCCTCCTGGACCGGCGGCAAGCCCGCGATCTGGCGGGCGATGTCCTTCTCGGTGCGGGCCTCAAACTCCGCGCCGGCGTCCATGAGTGCCTGGACGACGTTCTGGGCACCGTCGTAGGAAACCCGGGCGACCATGCTGGAGCCGGAAGAAACAAAGTCCTCTCCGAGCGCCTCGAGCACCCCCTCGTTCATGTAGTATTTCCCGCCGGTGCTGCGGGAAGGCTCGACCAGGATTCGGATCCCCTGGCCCTTGTCGTCCATGATCCTGACGATGTTGTCGGCGGCGAACGCGGGATACTTTCGTACCCGGGCCACGTAGGCGACCACCTGAGACGCCTCCGAGAACCGCACCGGCTGTCCCCCGATTGCCGCGTCCACGTCCCATTCCTTGGGCATCATGATGCCCGATACCACAGTCCCCTCTCGGGTCTCGAAGGTGATGATCTGACCCTTGGCGCCGGCGGCGTCGAATCCGGCGAGCAGGTTCCCAGTGACGATCCATCGCTCCTCCCGGCGCTGCTCCTGCATCTCGTCGTAGCGGAGGATGATCGGGGTCTGCAGTTCCGGAGCCGTTCCCACAATAAACGAGGTCGCGCCGATACCCTGTATCTTCTCCTGCATGCTCTGCCCGGCCACGGTGCCGAACAGCTTGAGACGAGATAGCGGTAGCGTGATCTGGCGCGCGCTCGAGACCAGATAGATCGTTACCTTCCAACCGCCGCCGGCGATCGGATTCTTCGTCTCGCCGGTCGGCACGACATCCATGATCGTGCCCAACGTGCGCCCCGAGTGCGCATCAAGCTGCACCTGGTTGCCAGGGAAGATGTGCTTGATCGTGGCAGCAAACCTTTCCCACTGCTGATCCAGCTTCGCTTCCTCTTTCCGCGCCTTCCCTTCGTCCTTTATCTGGTCCACCACCTCCCGCTTGTAGGACTCGAACTCGACCTTCGCGTCCTGAAGGATCTTTCGACGTCCCTCGCGACCTAGCTGCCGTAGCGCGGTCGCGGCTTCCTCGGGACTCTCCGATTCGCTGTAGCCTCGTCCGAGGCGCTCGGACAGATCTCTAAGCACCTTCGACGTCGGATAGGGTCTGCCGAGCACGTTGATGCGGTACCGGACCGCATCCGCCCCCTCAGCGAACGGAGAATCAACATTGGACAGCGGTTCCTTGAGTTGCTTGCGGTTCAGTTCCTCGGCGTCGAGGGGTAGGTACTTCGCCTCCAGGGTGTTCGCGCCGGTGGCGTCGAGCTGCGCGATCAGTTCCTTGTAATCGCTCTCAATCCTGTCGTATAGGGCCTCCTGATCCTCGATCGGAAGTAGCGGGATCCTGCCGGTCGTCTTGCGTGCCAGATCCTCTCGAGCGATCGTCCCTTCTCTCAGCTTGGCGTTGACGTCGAGCCTGTAAAACAGCTCCATATCGTCGTCGAGGATTTGCCCGACCACCTCGTCTCCATACTCGTTGATGAAGTCCGGAACATCGGTAGCCGTCAGCGAGCTAGATCGGGCCGCCGTCGTGTTGGCGTTCAGGCTCGCCATCTTCTTCGAGAGCACAGCGGCAGGCCGCTTCTCGGCGGGAATGTCAGCGACCAGTTGCAGATAGCGGGGCTTCACCACCTGTCCGGTGCGGTTGATGCGCCCCAAGACCTGCATGTGCGTGTCGATGTTATCCTCGGGCTGCGCGATGATCATGGTGCGCTGGCGCTGGTCCCCCACACTCTCCGAAGCATGCAGGGAGATCCCTGTAGATCCGGCCCGGTTGATGATCAACGCATCGAGACCGTTCTCCCCTCCTTGGTTGTATCTGAGGATCGTCTCGATGCGCAAGGAAATTGAATCGGGCCGGCGGTCGAGGACCGGACGCTCTACCGTTTTACCGTCCTGGTCCTCGTAGCGTTCCATACGAACCCGCTTTTCGCGTCCAGTGATTTCCCCGATGGTGTGGCCCGCCTGCTCGATCTTGTCGATGATGTAGTCGATCGGACTGACCGGCAACGACTTCATCTCATCCTGGGATGCCATGAAGTCGGCAATCCTGTTATACAGGGCTACTCCTTGAGGGCCGAGCTCCTCGTCCGTCAGATAGTGGCGCTCGGCCTCTCCGAACGGCTCTCGCTTCGTGATGGTTCGTGTCTTGTCGAGATAACGCTTGAGAAGGTCGGTGAAATTCAGAGCGACCAGATCTCCCTTGTTCAGCTCCATCGCCTCGGCGTACTCGTCGAGGAACGATCCCATGGTGTTCGACACGGTGATCACAGGCTTCTGCCCGTTGGCGATTGCTTCGAGCGCCATATCCACAGAGGGCTGAGCTTTGAGCGAAAGCAGAAGCTGCGAGATCAAGTTGTGCATGATCGACGTGAACTTGGTGCTCTCGGCCCCCGCTCCTCCCGTGCTCTGATCGGCACCGGCATGCATCCCCTGACCTTTCAGCTCGTCGTCGATGTGAGACGTGACCACTTCGACCTGCTTCGAGAACTCATGGATCGCCTCGATCGTCCTGGAGAAGTTCGCGTATGCGGTTTGGTTCACCTCAACCAGTGGAGTGCTGTACTCGATCCCGTCGAAGCTACGCTCTCGGCGCAGGTATTGGCCGGCTTTCGCCAACATCAACGCCACCACCTGTTGCAGAGGCACTCCTCCCTTCTTTATCGCATTTCCCAAGCCCTCGATGCTGGATACCGCATAGCGCATGTCCGTGCGGGCGTAGAGGTCCATGACGTCGTGCCGCTTCGCGTACGTCGCGGACGAGAAGAAAACCTGCCACGCGGTAGCTGCCAGATGGCGCACGTAGCGGGCACGGTCCATGATTGGCGCGCCATCAGCGTCTCGCTTCACGGTCTCCGTTCCGCCGGCGTTGTGTGTCTCGTCGAAGACGAACATCGCGTTCGGAGCGATCGCGTTCAGAAACTCTCGTCTTGGCGTCAGCGCCCCTTTCTCCGATTGCATCTGGTAATACGTGGTGACGATCACGTCTGCAGGCACGTTCTCGAATGCCTGATCGAGTCCCTGAACTCCTCTAGCAATCCGAATCAGGTTGGCGTTGTGGGATTGTGCGTCCGGGGTACGCAGGGAGATCGACTTATCGTCGGTGAGAAACACCTTCTCGCTGGCGTCCGTCATCAACAGAGTGACGTCCCCCATGCCGATGTCCACAAAGTCCCGGTAGATGTCCTTGTAGAGGTTCTTTTTCTCGGTGACAAAGACAGGGACCTTCCCCTGGCGCATGGCGTAGCGCAGGGCTCCGGCAACAACTCGCCCCTTTCCGACTCCGGTCTGGTCTCCGATGATGAACGCCCCGCCGCGCTCCATGTTGTCGATCGCGAGCGCGAGCGCGTCGATCTGCTCTGCCAGGAAGTATTCGTCAAGCTGCTCGCGCGTGTAGCCAAGTCGAGCCATGACGTATTCTGAAAGCGGACCCCTGCGCTTCTTCACGTCTCCGAGCGACTCCTTGACAGCCGTTCGCATGTTCTTTGGGATCAAGGTGCCGCCAGGGGTACCATCGCTTCCCGGCTCGTAGGACACCTGGTGCTCGGTGGGCTTGTCCTGCTGCTGGACCCGCTTCTTGTGGTCATTGAGGCCCTTGATGAGAATGAGCCCCTTGTTCACCTCGTTGACGAACCGCTTGACCGCCGGTCGCAGCAGGTTTTCGACCCACTCACGAGGGAAGCGGGCAGCATCCGCGAACACGGCCTGGATGAAGTCCTTGAGATGGCCGCCGGCGGCGACGGTGTGCTCGAGAGACGCCTTGAGGTGTCCCTTGATCCTCTGGTAACCCTGCTCGTCGAAGGCGAACGGACCGGACTTGAAGGTGGCTGGAGAGCCCCCGCCGGTCGACTCCCAGATGGCGTCGAGCGCGCTGCTGATCGCCTTTCCCGATTCGGATGCAGCGCCCTTCAGAGATTCCTTCTTCTGCTCCGGGCGAGCCTCGGCTGGTTCCGGGGCCGCCTCCCCGAGGGCGTCGTCGATCAGGCTGTCGATGTCCTCCTCGCTGGCTGACTCCAGCTCTCGCCCGAGGTCTCCAGCGCCAGCAGGCTCTCCACCCACTGCCCCAGGCTTACTCCCCTCAGCGCCTTCAAGGCCTCCGGGCTCGGCTTCGCCTTCCAGTTCTCCTTCCCCTCGGGCACCACGTGGACGGTCAACCACGTCCGGAGGCTCAGGTCGTCCCTCACGTCCACCGCGAACGCCAGGGGGCTGCTCACCCTTGGAGGCAGGTCCAGCAGCGGTTCCAGACGATCGGCCGCCGCCCCCAGTGCGTCCTCCTCCTGTCCCTGCGCCAGCCACGCCACCCGGTCTCGCAACAGGTCCAGGTACCGCACCAGGTTGAGATTCAGGCCGTCCTTCGGCCTCAGTTGAACCACGAGGGCCGCCGGATTGCTCTCCGGCGCCCACGCCCTCGGATTCGGGTCGGTATAAACCAGCTTCGTGCCCACGGACTCTCTCCTTAAGTTCGGCGAACGAGCGCAGGATGTCCGGCAGGTTCTTCGCCGGCAGGGTGCGCGTCTGCTCCGGGGCATCCTTCCGCCCCTTGACCACGACGATGTCGATCGGCCACCCGGCGCCCTGCTTCTCGTAGAGCTCGCCGGCGATGGTGAAGTGATCGACCACCTCGTACTGGTGATACAGCGCCCAGAAGAAGTCTCGTTTCTGGGCGCTGTGGTAGGCGTCCGAACGGGCCTGTTCTGAGGCTGCCGTCTTGCGTACGCTGCCGAGGATCAGGACCGCAGTCCCGCCTTTCTTCATCGATGCGAGCGATCGCATCGCGATCGCATGGTCGATCTGGGTGGTCCGCTTCTCCCCCTTGTGAGTCTGGATCGGGAATTTCTTGGCGGACCCATCCGGGTTGTGCACCACGCCGAATGGAGGATTCGCGAGCACGACATCGTGCTGTTTCCCCGGATTCTCCGTGGCCGCATCGAAGCGAGTGACTTTTCCGAAACCCTGAGCCTCCAACGTTTCCGAGCGATCCTCGTTCAACTCGTTGGCGTGAACGTTCCCCGGATCCGCTCCGATCAGGAGTGCTCCGTTGCCTGCGGACGGCTCGTATACGGTGGTGTTCTCTCCGACATCAGCGATAACGGACACCGCCCACGCGATCGGCATGGGGGTCGAGTACGCCTGTTGTGAGACGCTGGTGGAAGTGCGCACGCCGAGGCGTGGCTGGCGCTCGTAGAGATTGACCAGACGGTCGAAGATCACGTCCCACGTGCGGTTGTTCTTTCTTCCCGAGCGCACGATCTCGCGGGCAGCGCGGACGAGTCCCGCCTCCATGGACTCATCGACGAGCTTGGCGTCCGCCGTCCCTGGAGCCACCTTGCGCCCGAGGCGCTCGCCTGCCCACTTTCTTGCTTCTCGGATGTCCTTGAACGAGTTGTCCGCGCCAGCGAAGAAGTGCTGGAACTCCCCGGCAAGACGCTCGCTCTCGGAGGCGACATCTTCGCGATCGTCGTCAGGCTCGGTGGGGGTACCTTCGTCTTCAGGTGACTCCTCTGGGGGTTCCTCCTTGGCGAGGTCCTCTCGATCGTCGTCGGGCTCGGTCTCGATCGGCGCGGCGTTCGGCTCCTCCCACTCCTGTCCCTGTGCGTCCACGTACACGTCGTCCTCGACGTGGCGGACCGGCGTCCCGTCCGGGAGCTCGTGGGTGGGGGTGAAAGGGCGCTCTGGAGACGGCGGGGGCTTCTCCCCCTTTCCCGGTTTCGGGACGGCCGTCTCCGGAGGGCCCTCGAGCTTGCCCTTCTTCGGCGCGTCGCTGCGGGCCCACTGGTCGAACTGCTCTGGCGTGAGCTGGACGACGCTGTCGAGACCCTCCCACCCCTTCGGGTAGTTCTCCAGATACGCCTTTCGGGCCTCGGCCTCAGAGGTGAAGCCCATCATCACCTTGTGCTCGTCGAACTCCCCCGCCTCGTCCTGTTGGTTGACGACGAACACGGGCGCGTCCGGCCGGCTCTCCACGTCCGGATGGAGGAAGACGTCGAGGTGGTCCTTGTCGAAGCCCGTGGTTCCCCGGATGTAGCCGTAGGTGTGGCTCATCTTCTGGATCCAGCCACGGTCGAGGATGCCGCGGAGCTCGTCGCGCACCTCGGTCGCCCAATCGCCGGGCTTGTCCGACAACCCCACCATGCGGCGCAGCACGTCGAAACCCTCGGGCACGGTCTCGTTCTTCTCGAGCAGACGCAGCGCCTTACGGATGAACCTGCTGACGTTATCGTCCTTGTGTTCCTGCTCGGCCATCATCTTCAGGCGCTCGGTTGCGAGCTGCCAGCGATGGCTGTCGCGGGGGGTCTCGATCGAGAGATCGCGCCCGTGGAGCTTCACGTGCCCCTTGGGATAGTTCCCGGCCTCCTTCTGGGCGGGGGTAGGCTCGGGACGCTGGTTCTCCGGCGAGGCAGCCGCGTCGCCCTCTGCCTCATCGATGGTCTCCCGTGGCTCCGGGATTGGCAGCTTCCCCTGGCCGGCCGCCTCGAGGCGTCGCCTCTCCTCGGCTGGCGTGACCTCCATCTCCGCGATCGGGACCTGGCGCCCCTCACGAGTAGTGACCGTCGTGCCCTCGTGGAACTTCAGCACCGGCCGGCGCTCGCCGCTTTCGGCGTCGATCTCGCGGGTGTAGTAGCCCCCCTCGCCCGCCATGATCTCGGTGCCCTCTGGGGTCGTGTGGGTCGGCTGGAACTGCTCCGGGGTCGTGGGTGGCGCCGGAATGGGCTCCACGGACTCCGTGGGAGCCGCAGGAGCGGCCGGAGGACCTGGCGGTGGGGGTTGAGGCGCGCCCACAGCGCCAGGCACAGGCTGTGGCCCAGGAGGCTGCAGATCGAAGTCGGGCGGGGGCTCTCCCGGCGCCACTCCTTGAGGCGGCCCCCCGGTGGGACCGGACGGGCCCTGGGGAGGTCCTCCAGAGGGCTCAGGAGGGGCCTCCGGGTTCCCGGCTAGATCGGTCGGCCTGTCGGTGTCCGGACCCTCCTGGGTTGCCGAGGTGCCGCCGGCGAGCTCGGTGGGGGCATCCGGATCGCCGGCGTCGATCTCGCGGGTGTAGTAGCCCCCATCGCCCGTAGCGCCACGGACGCTTGCCGCGCCGCCCTCTTCTTCTGGCGCGCCCCGGTTGTACCACGCTCCACCGGCACCCATGAGGGCGCCGATCAGGCCGCCGGCGTACGCAGCCTCAGGGGTCCCCTCGAACAGGTCCTCCAGCGTCTTGTCGGGCTGGTGCACCAGCATGTGCTGCAGGTTGTTGTTGAACTCCTGAACGGCTTCGGTCCCGGCCTCGGCCACGATCTGCTGCCCGATCCGGGTGATGAGCCGGCGCCCGGCCGGGTTGCGGAAAAGCAGCCCGATGGGGGTCACCTCCAGGGCGGCGTTGATGACGCCCACCCGGAGGGCCACCTCCAGCGCCTGCTCGTCGGTGGCCCCCGCCTCCAGCGCCTCTCCGCGCGCGAAGCCACCCTCGATTGCCCCCGCTGTCGGGGCAGCCCCGCCCATCGCCGCGCGTCCGATGGTCTTCCTCGCCCGTGAGATGGCGGCCGGGTTGCCGGCCTTGATCCCGGCTTTCACCGCCGCCGGCAACGCGCGCGCCGCGACCACACCCGCCACGCCGCCGCCGGACATCATCGTCACCAGCAGCGGGATGTTCTCCAGCAGGAGGTTGATCGAGTAGTCGAGAGGACGCCGCTTCAGTCCTTCGACGAGTCCATGGCGCATGAACTCCGGGCGCTGCAGCTCGGGCCGCTCCAGAACCTTCTTCCAGTACTGGGCGCCGGCCTCGCCGCGCTCCTCGATGGCTTCCACGCCGAGCACGTCGCCGACGAGAGAGAGCGCCTCGCTGACCCCATACGCCGCAGTCGCCATGCCACGCTTCGTCGACGCCCAATAGCCTGCCGACTCCTCGATCTCAGGAGGCGGTGCAGTGGCGGGCGGCTCTACCCCGGCCTGGTTCTGGACCATGGCGGCCGGGCGCGCGATGTCCTGGGCGAACTCGTCGAGCGCCTTGCGGGTAGCCGGAGACATCTCCGGTGACCCTGCTT